TTTAAACCTGGGTTAAAATATGAATGACTCAGTGGACTCCCGACACATGCGCTAATCCTCCCTGTATATTTCAATATACTGACGACGGTAACGCAACTTTAACAAATACTGTTAGAAAATGTTCTAGACATTCTGCACAATCAGATAGCGCAGCCTACACCAATGTTAAGGAAGAAAACCAACGTAAGAATATCAGTTATCAATTTGTACTTGATAATTCACCGACTACAGCATTATTTGATACTCAACCAGATGGTACTAAAACTCTTAAAAATGGTATAACCTTTTCATGGTCATGGAGTGGAACGCCACCAAATACAGTTTTAACTATAACTTATACTGGTATTAGTTTAACTACTACTCAAAAGAATACTATCCAGTCAGCCCTTAACACTCGATTTGGTAGTGGTAAGGTGTTGATTGCTTAATGGCAAAGACTATTTTAATGGCGGGTAATGCCAATGGAGGATCTACAACCACAGCAAATACAGATGGATTTTGGAATCTATCTGGATTAGTAGGAATAGACAATACCACTGAAGCAAATAAAGAGATCAAGATTCAACAGGCCGGCACAATATCTAACCTTTATGCAGTTGTGGCTACTAACAGCATCGCATCGGCAAATACTACAATCATAACAAGAAAGAATGCTGGTAACGGTGGACAGACTCTAACTATCGGCTCAAGTGCTACTGGTGAATTTGAAGATACTACAAACACCGATTCAATAAGTGCAGCCGATAGAATATGTGCAAAATTTCATCCTGGCGCAGCAAGTGGCACACTAAATATTAGGCAAATATCTGTTTTATTTAACGCTACTACAGATACGGTTAGCGTACTATCATGTGATGGTCCAGTAAGTTTCACAACAGCATCTACTACTTGGTTCACGGTAATAGAAGGATATATTGCTAATCCACCACCCACTACAGAAACGTTTGCTAAATGTAGAATAAGAAAAACATTTACCGCTAAAAAACTGGGCGCTTATGTTTCATCAAACAGGGCGACCAATACAACCATTAGAACAAGAAAGAATGGTGCTAATGGTGGACAAACCATCACTGTCACTGGCGGTGGCGCTAGTGGATGGTATGAAGATACTAGCGGAACAGACTCATTAGCAGCAGGTGACGATTTTAATTACTCAATAGTAACAGGCACTGGAGCCGATACTCTGACTATCCAGAGGATCAAATGCGAGTACAATTCTACAGGTGGCGATGGTCTTTCCACTGGTGGCCGAAGCACAGGAACAGCAATAAATGATAATACCACTGGTTTTAGTCCTCTTGGTGGAATTGTTGATTTTAGCAATACTTCCGAATCAGTATCGCAGGGAAAAGCAAGAGTAGCATTCACATATTCTAATTTGGAAGTGATGGTATCACAGAACGATGTCACCAGTGCAAGTACGTTAGATTTAAGAAAGGGTGCCGCAAGTCAGGCAGTAACCGTATCAATAACAGGAAGTGGTACAGGACTTTTTGAAGATACCACGCACAGTTATGCAGGTGCTACAGGAGATGAAATGAATTTTAGACTAGTTGTACCATCGGTTAGTGGTACCCATACAGTCACAGTGACATCAGCAACAATACATACTGCCGCCGCTAATGATTATACAGTAGCATTAAGTACTGAAACAGTTAGCATATCAGATTCTATTTCAAGATTACTAGCGGCAACAAGAGTAAATACAGAAACAACAAACTCGACAGAATCACTTGCAAGAATGATAGCAGCAAACAGAGCGTTATCGACTGAGACTACAACCATATCCGAATCACTGGCAAGAAGTAAAGGGCAAACTAGAACAATGGGCACAGAAACAGTTTCTAGTTCTGAATCTCTTAACAGGATGACAGCGGCAACCAGAGCACTACCAGAGACAACTTCAATATCAGAAACATTGGCAAGGATGCTAGCGGCTAATCGTGCATTAGGCACAGAATCAACAACAGTATCAGATTCAATTGCAAGAGTTAAAGGTGTAATAAGAGCACTTGCAACTGAAACTGTAACTATAGCAGAAGACTTGCAGAGAATGCTTGCAGCCAATCGTGCATTATCTACAGAGACTACAACGATAAGCGATAGTATAGCAAGACTATTAGCAGCAACTAGAACCTTATCAGATACCACCGCAATATCTGATTCACTAAATAGATTAGTAGGATTTGTTAGAACACTATCAGATACTACCGCAATTAGTGATTCAATAATAAGAATGCTAGCCGCTACTAGGACATTGAGCGATACTACAGTAATTAGTGATTCACTGGCTAGAATGAAGGCAGCAACTCGAACATTAGTAGAAAATGTATCTATTGGTGAAACTCTTGCTAGAATGCTTGCTGCTATTCGTACATTATCGGATACCACAACAATATCAGATGTATTAGATTATGTTAAATCTGGCGGCGGTACTTTTGTAAGAACGCTAACAGAAACTGTTAACATATCAGACTCAATAACCAGAATGTTCACAGGCTCAAGAACTCTAAATGAGAATGTAACTGTAAGCGATTCATTAGCAAGAATGCTAGGCTTAACACGTCTACTATCTGATTCTACCACAATATCAGATTCAATTAATAGAGTTTATGGCGCAGTTAGAACATTAACTGATAATACAGTAATAAGTGATAGTCTAGTAAAAGTCAAGGCAGTATTCAAGACTTTAACTGAAAACGTTAGTATTTCAGATTCGGTACAAAGGCTTTTCAATGGAACACGTCAATTAGTAGATACTACAACAATAACAGATTCATTAGCAAAACTATTAACAAGACTCTCACCACCAACACAACTAAAGAAATTAAAAGATTTCATAATTGCCAAATATACCCTTAGTGGAGTTGATCCATCCCTATGAGTTTCTTTAATATCAGGGCTGGATTACGTGACTTTTTCAGACCATATAGCGCTGTAATATTACCAACTAGAACTACTGTTACTAGGTTAACAAATTACAAAGGAATGTGGAATGTATGGGCTGAATATGAAATATATGTTTCAAGTAGAAGATTAGAACGTGATAACGTAGACCTACAACTAGGTAATATAGAACGAGAAATAATGAAAGAAATGTGCCAGTATAAACCAGGACAAATTGAAGGTATAGAAGAAATCCAATATGGTGGCTACGAACGAATATATGATTCTCAGAATTGGGCCAAATCTAACTGGTCATCTAAAACTTTCATAAGATGTAGATTTTATCATAACAATAGTTCCTAAGTTAATAAAATTTAGAATATTATTAATGGTATGGAAGAAGGTTATTAATGCCGATAGTGGTGATGCTGACCACCACGGAGGCGACTCACTTGATAAGGTTTCAGATTTATTTTCAGCCGTAGATGTTGATGATGTAGATATTAATTCTGATTGGTGGTATAGAAGTGGAAAACTTAACATTTGGAATCCAGCACATACATTTGCATATAATGTAGTTGGAGCAGCACTAGCAGCAACTAGGACATTAAATTTACCTTTATTAACTGGAACTGATACAGTAGCAGTAACAGACCTAGCACAAACCTTAAAGAATAAAACTCTAGATTCTACTAATGTTATTAGTTCTAGCGCTTCATTGCCTTCAGACACTGTAAGAACAAGTCGGGAGAATACATATGACGCTGCATATAATCAGATATTTCACAGTGGTAGACTGCATCTGCTCACTCCCGATAATAATGGTAAGTATTGGATTCATGGCCAAAACCTAGATGGTGAATATGATCTGGTTCTTCCACTTATAACCGATACTGTCACTTATACAGAGTATCTAGTAGGAATAAAAGCAACACAAACATTATCAAATAAAGTTCTTGATGCAACCTGTGATGTTTCCGATGCAATAGGATCATCTTCAGGAACTGGTATTGGTACACAATCAGGAGCAACAGTTGATATTAATACTACAAGTGCAGAAACAGATTTACTAAATTATACAGTAGTAGGAAGTGATATGTGCCCTAATGGTTCAGCAGTATTTTTGATAAGTGGTTATCTACTTCAGAATCAAGCAACAGGAACAACATATACATTTGCAGTAAAGTTTGGCGGAACTACAATGTGGGCCGATGTCAGTCCAACAATAGCACAATCAGCGACTAAGATTCCATTTAGAATACAAGGTGAAGTATTTAATAAAAATGCAACAAATGCGCAGGGACTATCAGGTATGATAAGAGTTAATGATACTACAGCAGCAACTACAGGTTTAGGTGATATATCAAGTGATACTAATACATCGCCACCAGCATTTTCAGGTAACTTTGATTCAGAAGGTGCAGACACTACAAAAGATACAACTATTGATCAGGTTTTACAAGTAACCGTTACTATGTCAGTTTCTAACAGTGCAACACATACGGTAGTCAAACATAAACAAGTAGAAGTGAAGAACGCATCTTGACACTGGATCAGTTTGGTATAACGGAGTTATATCCAACAACAGGTGGGGGTCTTGAATGGTTCTCTAACTGGCAGTCAGGTGTAGGCGGTCCTAGATATATTGCAAGTGATAATTATGATGCAACAGATGCTGATTTCGGTGCCTTAGTAGGACAGACATATAGTGGAAAACTATTAGTACGTTGTGGTGAATGTAGGATAAAAGAACTCGGAGAATACAGACTCTTTGTTGATGGTCCCTGGACTAATACTGAAATGACAATATTTGTTAAAGTGAAAGATACTACTACAAGCAGCATCCAACTTAGAAGTAGAAGCAATCATTTTGGAGTAGGACTAGAACCATATTCTGCAACCAATTTATTTGTTAATCCTAATCCTCAAGGAGTACCAGATTACATGAGTTGTGGTTTTGGAAACTATTTTATAAGATGGGGTCAGGGCAACCCAATAAATTTTACAGATGCAGGAATTGAAATAATCCACGAACTTTATAAAACTGGTTTAGCATCAACAAGTTTTACCATGACAAATGACGTATGGATAGGATACAAACAAGTTACTAGAACACTGGCAAACGGTCATGTAAAAGTAGAAGGTTATAACAATATGAATGCAGATAAGACTACATGGACACTTACAACAGAATATGATTTTGATGGTAGTAATGCAGCGGTAGATGCAAGTACATTATCATTCTGGAATTCATTCACAACATATTGTACTGGTAGGGGTGATAATCTATGCCCTGATGTTAATAATCATCAACTATTTACAAATCAAGGCAAATGGTGTTTTATTCGTATCAACACAGCAAGTAAAATAGATTTGAAATATTTTTCAGTTAGAGAAATAGTGCCCTTCTAGGATTAATACTTCCTTAGTTAATAAAAATGACATTTTAAGTAAATGGGCAACGTACCGATGAAGAAGGTTGTCAATAGTGATCCAGGAGATTCGGACCACGTCGGCGGAATTACTGAAAAGTAAACGCAAACGACTGGGATGATTTAGTAGATTACCTGAATAATGTTGACAAGACTGGACCAGTTAAAGTAAATACTCGTACATATTTTCGAAGTGGTAAAAAGGAGTTAAGGAATCCAGCAGATACAGCAAGTTACATAGAAGTAGCAAGTGCAATATCAGCAAATAGAAATGTAACAGAACCTTTACTTACAGGTGATGATACTAGAGTTTATCAGGCACATACACAAACACTATCTAACAAAACTCTAGATGGAACATGCACGGTAGCAGCAGCAGCGAACGCAAAACCATTTCATACACTTTTAGTTAAATCAGGTTCTATTTATAGTGCAATTAAACATGATGGAACAGTTTTGAGTTCTAGCACTACTGCTGAAACAGTTATCGCAGCAGCACTAACAGAAAAAGGTACTATATGTTTTGCAGATCAGGGCGTAGATTGGTCACTATCAGGTTCATTTACAGGATTTACATTAACAACACAAACAAAGATAATATCTCAAGGTTTACTTACAGGAACTAGAATAGTTGTACCTAATGGATTCTCAGGAGTATGTTTTAAAATAAATGGCCAATGTGGTGACGGTGTAGGAATAAGAGGTTTATCATTAGAAGAAGCAGGAACACCCGCTAAATTATGGACAGGAATAAAGTTTGAAATGGCAGGAACAGATAATATTTCACAATGTGTATTCTCTGATATTGTAATATATCACGCTAATATTGGAATAGAATTAGAGACATCTTCTGCTGGTGCATTTATTGAATCTAGTCACTTTAAAGATATTGAATTATTCAGTTGTAATATCAGTATGTTATTTGACCAGCAATCAGGTAATATTCACAGAAATACATTTACCAATGTCACAGCACAGATGAATAGTCTTTCAAGTTGCACTAATGGATTCAAGGATGTTGACGGAACAGAAAACACATTTGTAAGTTGTATGTGTTGGGATCCAACAACTGCAAATTCAGAAATGAATATCAAAAGTACGGCAGTCAAAACTTTGATAATTGGTGGAAGATTAACAGGAGATACAGGAACTTTTGTTAATCAAAGTAGTTCAACACTTATTATAGATAAAAATAGAAAACATAGTGCTGGAACCAATGTAATACAAAGTCCAGATTTAACAAAGGGTGGACAGTGGGGAGCAGCAGGACAAACAACAGCAGACGGATTCCTAAATGGAAACCTTGCAAACATTGCTGTTGGTACTGCTACAGATGCAAGGCAAGCAGATTCAGGTGGATTTTATTGGTTATACAGTACAGGAGCAACAGTTAACTCAATAGCAGGAAACAGAATGAATCAAACTTATTTCAGACGTGTTCTTAATCCATATTTTAAAACGAATTTCTTTGTAAGCAGTAATGCAAACGTTAGGGTATTTGCAGGATTGGTATCAGATTCAGCAGCACCAACAAGCGCAGCAGATCCACTTAACGGAAAATCAGGAATAGCATTATGGTTTGATTCAGCAGTAAACGCTAATTGGAGAATATTACATAATGATGGAACTGGCGCATCAGTGTCAGATGATACAGGAGTGGCCGTAGTTGCATCAACATTCTATCCTGTAGAGATATATGGACATGGAGATAGCAAATTTAGATTCATATTCAATGGAGTTAGTACAGATGTAAGTACAGAAATTCCAGCATCTACTACAGCACTTGCATACTGGTTATACATAGAAAATACAACTGGAACATCAAAATCACTCAGTGCATATTATGTGATATTGAGAACCGAGAAATGATAGGTAATGGTAGATTATTTCCAATTAATACAGTACGCTTCAATTATAGTACTGATAGTTGGCGGATATTTTACCATTAAAGATCAAGTAAAAAGGTGGAAGAGAGATGCCAGACAAGATATGATTAGTACTATTAGAACGGAATTAGAACCCATTCAAGTAGCAGTTACTAAAGACAAGGAAAGCATCTTAAGTTCCCTTAACAACAAAGAACAAAGTATTAATGATTTGTGGAAAGATTTGGAAATTATGGAAGATCATTTGAATAAATTACAAGTGCAAGTAGCAGAGCATAAAGGCGCAATAGAGATTCAAACACCTCTAATCCTAGAAATTAGAAATCAGATAGATCAGTTAAGAGCAAAATTAGAAACTATACAATCAGGGTTGAATATTAGATAATGACAGGTATAAATGGTTCAGCACCTAAAATTAATTTAGGCCTATCAACAGGTGTAATTGCATTACTGGTATTCGGGATTATAGTTGGTGGATTGTTTATACAAGAAACTAAAAAACAATCTGAAGAAAATGGTGCATATGTTCTAAAGGTAGATAAGAAGGTTAATGAATTTATAAAAAACTGGGAAAGTCGTATAAAAGTTAGTAATCAGGTAAACAATGCAAGTCAAGCAAGAGATTATCAAATATTACAAACACAGTTATCAAATGAGAAAAACATATTGGGCAATCTAACAGCACATAGGCACGTAGCAAATTATACCAGAGATATTACATTCAAAATACTTAATCAATCATTAGAACAAGAAAAACAATTAATAGATTTACAAAACAAAACAGATACATTAACTGGTTCTACATATGCAAAACTAGCAGACATGAGAGTTAAAAGTATAATAGGCAATATATCAAAAGAGCATGAACAAATAGAACAACAACATAATCAAATAATAAAATATCTGGGAAATCTAACAAATGTACGGTAGTACTATAAAACGCAGAAGAAATAAAAGAAAGCGTAAGTAGTTCCATTATAAATAATTTCAATATTTTCCAATAATGATATATGGAATTCTCTTCCTTGTGTTGATACTTATAATTACTTTAGGTGCAGTGTTAATTGCATTCTATTTACTCCCAGCACACGGACAAACAGTAGCACCACCTTCAGGAGGTACCCCACCAGCAAGTGGAACACCACCAGCGCCAGTATCACCGACAGTGACTAATGTACCAACACCAACAGCACCAAGTCCTAATCTACAATATTTGCCACAAAAAGCATATGTACAAAGTTTTGCACCTGAACAGGGAGTACCAGCGAATTCAATTCCATTACAGGCAGTTCCACCAGTAGTAGCACCTTCACCATATCAACAGCAATCAAACAGTGGTTTTGATATAGGTTCTATAATGTCAATGGTAATAGCGGGAGGTTCAGGACTATTGGCAAAGATGGGATTTGATAGAGCAAAAACAGCACAGAATACAAGTCAAGCAAATGCAGAAACCAATGTTAAACAAGCAACTATTCAACAAAAAACACTAGAACAGGTATATGAGAACATGGGAGATAAAGGAGCAAGTATCACCAATAAACCAGAAATTAAACTAGAAGAAGTGGCAAAAGTAAAAGATGAAGCATTGAAAACAGCATCAAAGGCTTAGAAATTCTAACCCACAAAAACTAATACTTCCTTATTTCAACATTCAAGAATCAAGGTTAACAATGGAAACAATATTACTAGTACCAGTTTTGGTATTATCAGCAGCAGGAGCATTCTCGGCCTTCATGGGATGGCTAAAAAGCGGTGAAGCATTTGAAGCAAAGAAATTTGTTTTGGGTGTAGTTACTGGTGTTTTAGGTGGCATTGCGGTAACAATCGCTAATGCAGCAGGATTACAAGCAGCAGTAAACGAAACGACTTATTGGACACTCATAGGCACATTCGCATTAGGCATCATAGGAATCGACAACTTGAGAACTGCAATCAGTGGCGCAGTAGCAAATCGTGCAGTAGAAGAACAAGTCAAAGCAGAGGTCAAATAAAAACAAAATGTACAGAGAAGGACTTTTAATCCTCTCTATTATTTTAATAATAATAGGAGCGGTTATTGGATTTGTACCATATGTCCCTGATGTACTGGCAAGCGTAATATTCTGGGTAGGAATAATCTTATTCATTATCTGGATAGTACTGTTCGCTATAGTAACAATCAAATCAGGCGCATGAGCGAATACCCAACACATAATTGTGGTAAAGTACTAGATTTTTGTACTTTCCACGACACCAAAATTTATTTTTGTATTTTCTGTAAGAAAATTATATCTGCTAAAAAGGAAGAGCCAGATATTCAAATATCGGTTTACATAGAAGATGACCAGAGATCATATGAACGTGATGATGAAACAATTGAAGATTTAATTTAATTCAATAATAATATTCTTTTCTAGTTTTTTGTACCGGTATGCGTGAGTGGCTATAAAGCGTATAGGAATATACCAGATAGGATTGTCCTTATGCCCAACCGCCATATCGTGATTTTTAATTAGTTCTTGTAATTATAACAAAATAACTTGCTTTTGTTATGCGTGCTAAACAAAGCAGAACTATTTTATTTGTAAGCGATATGCATGTTGGATCTGCCTTCGCTGTTTGTTCACCAAATCCATCATTGAAGGGAGGCTCATATAATCCAAACAAATTACAAAAGAAACTATACGATATATGGTGCAGTGTTAGAGATGCAGTTCCTAAACCCCATATACTGGTACTTAATGGAGAACCCTGTGATGGTTCAAATCCCAAACAGGTAGGCGGCGAATCATGGACTACTGTAATGAGGGAACAGTTAGATGATGCTTGTCGACTACTAGGAATGTATAAACCAAAATATTTTCTTATGACTCGTGGCAGTAATTATCATGTTCATCTAGGCGCAGATAATCAAGAAGAAATACTTGCAAAAGAATTGAACGCAGTACCATACTCAGGATATCTAGGTAGGGATTCAGCACAGGTAAAAGATTATGATAAGAATAGAAACGTGACAACCCGAACAGATTACTATCTTACTTTCTCAGTTCATGGAAAGGTTTTCAGTGTAACCCATCATATAGGATTCAATAGATGGTTTGCATACAGAACAACAGCACTTGCAAGAGAAATGGCAGATATGGAATTTTTAAGAGGTAGGTATTGGGATAATGAACATACTCCATCAGTTATAGTTAGAAGTCATGTACACTACTTTGTTATGGTTAGATTTTCAAATCAATTCGGGTTTACAACACCTAGTTTTAAAATGCCAGATTCTCACCTATTTAGAGGTGGATTAGGTGGAACAGCGCCATCACTTGGAGCAATTGAAGTTATAGTTGAACCTAATGGACATATTCAGATAGAACCACATATTGTATCTAATTCAGATTATCCGAAGCACAAAATCCTTGATTTGACCAACTAATCAATTACTTCCTTTTTTCACTAAACAGTAATTTAATTCATATATGAGTTCAATTACATGGCCATTAGCACACAGTGCTAGAGCAGAAGCATTTGCTTATACACCAGAAACAACTTTTAGAACGTTAAAGACTGCAAGCCCAACATATACTAGTGTTGGAATAGTATCAGAAATTAGACCACGTATTAACGATGTTGAAATAGATACACGTAATCTTGGAAGTCATTTAATTTATGCAAGACAGACAGCATTTCACAGTTACGGATTAACTATTAACTGCTATCCTTTCGATTTACCATTTTTACAACTCGGTTCAGAACCACCTAATTATACAACTGGAACTAACGTAGGAACACAACAATTTATTTACAAATACCAACAGGCACAGGGAACTGCTGGAACACAATCACATTATGTATTCTTCTTAGGCTGTAAAATGAACACCTTAGAAATTTCAGTTTCAAGTCAAGGATTAGTTGAAGCAACAACTGATTGGATTGTAGGAGAAATTACGGTACCAGTTACCACATCAAACGGTGGATTGACTACACCAACGATTCCAGCATTAAGTGCAACAACTACAGCACCAATATCTAACATAGATGGAGGAAATACGCCTTTCACTATGAATGGTGTTTCGTATCCAATTAAAGAGTTTAGATGTCAGTGGAACAATAACATAATTGCTGATGACTTTAACGGTAGTGGTTTAGTAGACCAACTCACAACAGGTGGAATTCAAATTACAGGTAGTTTTGTCACACCAGTAGGCAAGAACCTATTACTAGAAGGATTTATGCATGACTTTCCACAGACAGGAGTTAACGCTTCCTATACATTTAAGTCGGGAACAATGGTTGCAAACTTTACAGAATTCAAAGTTGTAGCAGATGACAATCCACATGTTTCAGGTCCATCAGATACTGACAAACACCACTTCAACTTTGTGGCAAAAACTGGCGCACTAGCAACTTCTTAGTAGAAATTACTTCCCTTTTCTTTATTTATTTGTCACACTCTTAATGAGCGAACAGCAAGAAGAGAAACCACAAGAAGTAGTTCCAGTTAATGTTTCTATTTCTAATGAATTCATAGAACAAATGGGTGAAGAATATTCCAGACAAATGCAGACACTAGCGCCGCAAGAAAAATATGATATAGATGTTGATGGAAAAGTGATATTCTTTTCACGTAGAAAGATATTATCAAAAGAGCGTAAAGAATTAGAAATTATGAGAGCAAAATTAACAGCAGCAGCATCAAACAATTCATCCAATTATCCAGATTTAGAAGATAAGTTGTATAAGAGAATGGCTGAAATGTATTTAATAGATCCTAATACTGGAAAAGGAATGACAGAAAAACAATTTGATAGCACAGTATATGAAGATATCAAAATGATATTAAATGCATGTGCATTTAGAACGGAGAGGCCTATACCTTCCCCTTTCGGGAAGACAAGTTAGCCGCTTTCGGCGAATCACTTCATGCTATATTCTGGACAGGATCACAACAGGAAATATCATCAAGTGAATATGATTATTGGAAAAAGTGGATATTGTTAACTGAGTTTGGAATAAAACCACATGAGATTGAATTAATTCCTATTGAAGATCTAAACGCATTATGGACAATGTATGAATATAGATTGGAAAGAAAACAACATGATGCATTTAAAGTAGAGGGTAAGCAAACATAATGCCATTCATATCTATTAACGTAACTGGATTAACTGAATCCATAGATAATATAAACAGAGTTATCAACGGATTATCACAGATGAATATAGAATCATTGAATGAAAGTGCCGATTTATTTGTCAGTACTGCTAAACAAAAGGCTCACGTAATAACTGGAAAGACCAGATCATCTATTAGAAAGGTTGCTGTATTTCCAAAAGAGGCAGTGATACAGGCAGATTATGGAGCAAAGTTTGAAGAAAATAGACAAGGTGTAAAAGATGGAACACCTCACAAATTCTTAACTGATACTGCCGAATCTATATCATCCAAGATACCAGATATAATAAAACGACATTACAGATTCCAATAGGATACTAAAGGTACTCCAATCCCTATATACTCGTTTATTGAAGTATAGAGTATGACAATGTTACAATGTCCTGAGTGCTTTGAACTGGTACAACCAGAAGAACTAGCACATCACTTGATGATACATCAGGAGGTGGATTAAAGGATGAATGATAAACAATTAATCGTTATTATTGTTTTGGTTCTTGTAGGTGCTACTGCATTGATAGTTAGTCTCGCAGTTGCTTCACAGATGGAAAAGCAATTCGAGCAGAACTATGCACTGAATCAATACTTTAGCAATCTACAAGAATTGAATAAATAAAGCATATTTTACTTCCCTTTTTATTATTCTAGTATTTTTATATATTGTCATTTGGTGGTAGTGGCGGAAGTTCTGGTTCTGCTGGAACTATAAGATATTCTATAGTAATAGACGATTCTCAAATTAATTCTAAACTTTCTAATATTCAACAAAGATTATCCTCATTAGATTCTGCATCTCAGTCTGTTGGTGCAGGATTAACAAGTCTTAATATCGGTATTCAATCAATTGGTACTAATGCACAAAACGCTGGAAGTGGTTTAACCACTCTCAGTTCAGATATTCAAAATCTTAGTTCTAATACTAAGAGTGCAAAAACTGATCTGGATGCTATAAATAGTAACTGGCAAACAATGGAACAGGGAGCAAAGAATAGTGCTACTAGTGTTGACGCTCTTGGAAATGTCTTTAAAGATACACAAGGCGGGTTAAATCAATACAATACGTTAGCAGGTGAAGTTGTAACTAATACAAATAAGATGGCAGATGCAACACAAACATCAGGCCAGAAAATAAAACAGTTTGCAGGATTTCTAAAAGATAATGCTCTTGCTGTTGGTATCACTGCATCATCCATTGTAGATTTAGTTTCAAGTTATACCCAATTACAGAAAACACAGTTAACAGCAGACCGTGCAAATCTTATGGCTGAAAGATCGCAACAAAGGTTATTAAAAGCACAGGACAAAGTAAATAAACTTGTTGCACAGGGAAAGCAAGGGACAACTGAATATAATAGAGCAGTGCAGGATAAAGCATTAGCAGAAGAAGATGCTGGACTTAAAACTGAAAGAGCGGCGCTGGCAACACAAACAGCAAACGAAGCAGCAGCAAGATTCATTCCTCAATTTATACAAGATTCCGTTTTACTTGGATCAGCAATTGCACAGATGGCTAGCAGTGTGAAAGATATAACTCCAGCAATGAAAGGATTTGGAGGGGTGCTTAGAGGGTTAGGACCAGCGATGATAGCATTTACTGGTCCCATACTTGTAGCAGTTGCAGGGATTTATTCATTATTAGGTGCGTTAAGAGCGGCGCAAAAACTCAATGAACTAGTACAACAGAAAACAGGTGGTAAGGCATTAACAATGTCACCATTAGAAGCATTCAGGAAACAGTTATTTGGTTCACCAGAAGAAAAGAAACAGGCAGCAGATTTTGATAAACAGTTAAAGGGTAATATAGTCACAGCAAAAGAATATGAAGACATTCTAAAAGAATCCTTTGATCCTATGTCAATGCTTGATGACGTAACAAACAAAGTCAATGCGAGTCTTGGTAAATTAAACACAACTGGAAAAGACACGTCCAATAAAATCGAAGACGTAGGAACAGCAGCAGATACGACAACGACAAAGGTTGAGGGATTGGGTAAAGCATTTGATGACGTTTTGGATATAGCAACAAAAGCAGGACAGGAAGCGAAGATTTTTGATGTATTAGGACAGGCAATTAAGAACGCTGGAGATGCTAGTAATGATATAAAAGATTTTACTAATTCAGTGATTAAATTAACTGGTGAGTTAGGATCGGCTACTGCTGCTGCACAGCCATTTGCAGAGACAATGAAATTAGCAACAGGTACAGCAGCAACGGCACAAATAACAAACATGGTTAATGAAACTGCAAAACTAGCACCAAAGATAGCAGGATCAACAATTGAGATTCTAAGATTGGATAATGAGATGCAAACATTAGCGGATAAGAGAGCGCCAGAAATGAGAGACGCACAGATACAAGCAGCAGAAGAATCACAAAAAGCATGGAAATCATTTGCAGATGATTTTAATAAAAATGATCTAGACCTTGCTGGAATATTCAAATTCGATAAGAAATTTGATTCTGATAAAATAGCCAAAAAAATGATTGATTCATTACCAAATAAACTAGAAAAGAAAATAAAACTAGATTTAAAAATGGAGACTAAAGATCAACAGACATCAGATGCAGTTCAAAAATATCTACAAAGACTTCTAGACGCTAACCCCGCAGGCGGATATACATGGGATCCCGACCTAAAGATAGAAGGTAAGAATGCAGATAAGAATGCTCAGGAATATGCTAAAGTGATAGTCAATTCGATAGATAAGAATACTCAAGATCCTGATTTAAAGAAACTTAGGGATAATCTTAAAGCGGCTATCGATAAAGGTGCTAGTGCATCAGAAATAAGGGATATATTGGCAAATGCTGTGCAGGATGCACCACCAATACCAGTTTATATAGTTGCTGATCCTAGTACTGCCAAAAATATTCAAGCAGGGATTGATAAGGGAGGACCATATAATATAGCGATAGCACCTAATTTTGGCAATGTATCAGCAGAGATTGAAAAAGGACAGGATCCAGGTGTAGTGACTGATACATCACCAGTGAAAAATGGAAAATACAAAGGTATCAAAATAGGCACTAAAAAGAAAGTTGGTAATCATGAAGAAGTAATGACTGATCATGGTTGGGTAACTACCAAGCAATTTAGTGACTACGAGTTAGGATCATTAGATCCTTACTATTCATGGTATGCTCATAATGAACATGGTAATGATCCAAAGAATTCTACACAAGGTAGTACTGGAACAAATCCATTTAACTTAAGTCAAGATAGGAGCGGTTATGCCAATGTAGGTTATTTTATGGATTTATCACGTGGTGGAATAAACAATAAACCAGGATCTAATTCAGCAGAAAATGAGCAATTTGGTGTTGATAGATTGTTAGGTGGTGGCGGAGGCGGAAAACCTAATATGTTTGCAGAAGTTAATCAACAATTTAATCAGTTACAACAAGACATGGCTGGAACCATGAATAAAATAGAGCAGGATTTCCTAACTGTATTTTTGGAGATGACCAAAGCCTCTAAACTTACCATTACTGCAATTAATAAAACATGGAATCAATTAGCCAGTAATTTAGCAGGTACTGATAATAAGATAGAATCAGACTTCTTAACCGTATCTTTAGAGATGGCGAAAAGCAGTAAACTTACAATAGCAGCAATCAACAAGAACTGGAATAAATTACAAAGCAATATGGCAGGCACTGATAACCAGATAGAATCGGATTTGCTCACAGTATTCTTAGAGATGTCTAAAGCCACTAAATTAACAAGCGCTAATATTAATAAAACATGGAATGGCCTGGCAAGTGGAATGTCCAAAATTCATTTAGCAATTGCTAAAAGTTGGAGTGCCATGATGAATAAGAATATAGAAAATACTGCTGCTGCTGCTAAAAAAATAGAAAGTATATTACACAAGATTCCAGATGAGGAAGTTAGGATAAATATTGTTACTACAAAAACAACTCAATTAAAAACCACAAGATTAGGTAAAGGTGGTATAATCTCAGCGGCAGAAGGATATGTAACTAATGGACCAGAATTATTAATGGTTGGCGATAATCCAGGAGGACATGAAACTATTGCGGCAATTCCTAACAATAATCCAACGGAAGCAATGAGAGCATTGAATAGAAGGTTTGGCAATGGTTCAGGCGGTTCTATAGTAAATCAAACCATTCAACTACATATATCAGGAAATGATATAATCAATGAGCGGAATCTATCAAAGCGGATAAAATTAACTGTTGGTGAAAACAGAGACAGGTTTGGTTAAATGGTCACAGGAGCGCCACCATACACAAACGCATTAAGACCAAGAATAACTATAAAGACAGTAGACGGAGCAGATACACTCTATACTTATGATTCGTTTAGCAGTTCTAATAATATCAATGTTGGCTATTGTGATATGGAAAGTGCAGTTAGTGAAACTGGAACTTTTAATATAATGATACAGGACCACAACAATTTGATACCAAAAGATAATATTCATAATGTTAAAGTATTTTTAGAATTAGGTAAAACAGATACAAGTTATCAAACTTTTCTGATAGGATATGGTGATATAATATCAGTAGATAGGGCGCAAACCAACAGCCAGATATACAACTTAAATGGATTTGGAAGTGCATTATGGGCTTATCAACTCTTTATTCATAGAAGGGAAACTTATCGTAAAGATGAATCAGATGCCAAAATTTATAACATAATAGATAATGCTTTAACTAAAAGAAAATGGAGGCCATTAAAAGAAAATGATGATAGTGTTCAGGACATAACTGGATGGTCCCGAGACGGAATATCTAACGAAGTTAATATTCCTTTCACAGTAATAAACAAACCATTTACATATTTCGGTGATTTATGTGATGAACTATGTGAGATAAGCGGAGCAGTATGGTTTATAGATTGCTCATCTGGTTCTGAAGTATTCACTTTAAGTTATAGTCCAGCACTACAGGTTCCAGTTACTATAAAATCAGGAGATTTGGCAGACAGGGTAAATGATAATCCTGCAACAACATCATACATAAAAGGTGCTTTTAATGTTCAGGATAACGCAACAAATGAGGCTGGAGTTTCTACCAGACTATTCACAGTAAGCGTACAGGATGAAGTACAGATATTCGAGCAGGATGATAACAACGGTGCAACAAATACAGTCATGAGGGCAATCGGTCAACAGGTAGTAATAGATAACGACTCTAGAAGAATCGAATCAATAGAGTTATTGCTATCAAAGAATGGTGATCCTGAAAGTCCTAAAGATAGATTAAATGGTGATGTTGTGCTAGACAATGGCAGCAATAAACCCAGCACCCAGGTACTTGATGAATTCCATATTGATTTAGGTTCAATAGAACATGACGCCAAGTTTGTTAAAGTGCCAGTAGATATAAAGGCAAAAGATTTAGACGTAGCGCAGGCTAAAATATGGGTAAGAATATTTCAGCGTTCGGGTAATCAGGCATATATAGATGCGCATAGTGGAACGCATCTTGGTGATCCAGTAAATGATAATGCTAACTGTATTCAATGGAGACATAACAATGTTCTAAATACAAATCAGACTATATACAGCGGAACTTCAACAACAGGAGGCGGTGATGTTGATGCAAAAGGCACAATGACATGGAACACCACAAATCTAGGACCGTTGTATGGTTTGAGAATAAATTCAAACATTAGACGTTTATTTGCAAGAACAAACAAAAAGGCAGCAAATGCAATAAGACTGAGAGAAACATTTATTCCAACAGATTTTCTAGAAGATCCGAATGACGTAACAAGATATCTATCTCTAATATTAAGTCAGACTTCTAAAGCAAGACGTGCAGTTTCCGAATTCAGAGTTACAATACCAGATAATTTTCTATTCAGGGCTTATCAATTAGTAGGATTCTCAGATGGATTATCAGAAATCAGTGATACTTTAAGGGTTCAGCGAGCCAGATATGTATGCGGTTCATTTGGTGGAGATGCACAAATAGGAGCACTACATTGCGATTTAACATTATCTGGACTTTATAATACACTAGTAGGGAGTTGCACCTGTGTTTAATATGATGGAAGTAGAATTACTTGGTATAACTAGGAACGATATTCAAGACATTTTCCAAGAAACATTAAAAGATTTCAAAGAAGCAAAGACTAGAATAATTTATCTTGATGCATCTTACCTGTACACTTTTGAATTAAGCGATTTTGAATATATTAGAAATTTCAATATGTTGATGCGCCGTAGTCCCCTACATATTAGGGAGTGGCACAGACTGTTGGAAAGATGGTATCAGGATCAAACAGTTAGAAATGATATAGGATATGTATTAAAACCCATCAAGATTAGCCGCACATTTGATAGAGTAGTTAATGAAGGAATGGAAATGCTGGCTAAGTGTATAATCGGCGGTGGTGATACAACTTTTAACTTTAGAGCAATAGGTGATGGCGCAATAAGTGCAGCCAGTCCCAGTGATATAGAATTAGTTAATGAAATTGATAGGATAGATGTGAATGATAATCCAGAAGGCGGATCATTATCCAGAGACGGTTCAACTATCTATAGTGTAGGCAATCATTCAAAAACTGTTGAAACACCAGCCAACAATGAATTCACAGAATGCGGTATATTCAATTCATCAGACCTAGTAACAGATAAAATGCTTGATCATTCAGTATTTGATGATCCAGTTCCACATACTCAAAATGTAGATGCACCAGGTTCCACTACAGTGATCTACATGTGTTCAGCCTAGTGATATAATTTGTCACAATTTTCAATTAGAAATATCAGAGAGATCAGCAATGATCCATTAACAAAGTTTACCAATCAGATAGCAAAGAAACTTGCCAAATTCACAAATAAACAAGAAACAGATAAACTAGAAAACAAGGAGGATATCTATTCTAATGGTCAGGATATAGATACTGTAGTAAAATTTCATTCTCTAAATAGTACAAAAAGTTTTACATCTACGCCATACTATCCACCAACTGAACCTGATTTAGATAAGGTTAGGGTGTGGCTTAGAGGTGATAATCTAGGCAATACATTAAACGATATATCGGGATTTGATAATCATGGAACTCTAGTAGGTGATCCACTCATAACAGACGGAGCACCATTTGATTATGGTATCAATACTGGTGGAGTTAAATCACTTGCACTTACATTTAACAGGCCTACATCTGATTTAGAAAATGCAGAATATATCAAGATACCTGATTCTAGTGATTTACAGATAGCGGGCCTATCTACGGGAATATCCTATTTTTTAAGGTTTAGAATAAAGAGTTTATCTACACAGGGAGGGCAGGCAAGAACATTATTAGAAAAGATAGATGACACTCTTATTGTAGATGCTGTTATTGTTAAGGTACAATCTGATGGAAAACTTATTGTTATTATAAAAGATTCTGGTACTGAATATAAAAAAGAAACTGCAACATCAACAATAACAACAAATACAGTTTATGATTTATGGATAACCTATGATATTTCAGGAAATATTATTCATGTTTATATTAATAATGTAGATAAAACACTATCAGATAGTAGTGATACTCCTAATTATCAAACTGATGTAAGTGATTATTCTCTTAATATATTTAGAAGGGGTCCTGGATCTGGTACTGCTGGTTATACTTATGGCGATTTATACGATTTTGAAGTATTAAGGGAGAAAGTAGTTTCAAGTACAGAAGTTGGATATCATTATGTAAACAAATGGACTCTAGCAAATATTGCATTTGGTCAGGTAATGATTTCTAATCATTGGTCAGCATACAGTACACCAACATCACCAGCATCGTCATCATTCAGTTCAACATCGTTTACAACACCATCGTTCACAACAACCACAAGTATAGGCATATCATATACTTCTACAAGTTACACAAGCACCAGTTATACAGCATAATGGGAAAAAAGAGAAAAACCAGTTATACTAGAAGTTCATTCACAACTGGATCATTCACTATTTAAATCAAATCAAATCATTAGTTCCCTTTTTGATTTTAATGCAGTTTATATTTATTGTCTATAAGTGGCCCTTATGATGAAATTACACCTGGATCGGTTGCAAAACTAAATAGAACCAATGTTATTACGATGGATGGTGTAGACCTTGCATCACTTGATAAAACAAAGTTTAGACTTGTAACTTGTACGGCAACAGGTTCTGGTTTTACTCTTGATCATGTTTATCTGTTTTCAACCGATGGAACTACAGCAATTGATTTATCAGCAGGAGCAGCACATACACATTCATCTGCTTCTGACGGTGGAGAAGTTATAAAGATATTTGAATCAAATCCAACTGCATGTGATTTATGGTTAACAAAGACAACTGATTTAGATGTAAGCGGAGCAAGTACTACATGGATTGAAACTGTAACTAGTACGGGATCAACAGCAAATGATACTGATGTAACTACTGGTGAACGTTCAATTAAATTATTAACAGGAGCAACAAGCGGATCAGGTTCTACTATTTCTTATCCTCATCTAAAACTAGGTTTTGGAAATTACTGTTTTTATCAAACTAAATTAAGGATATCAACCTTTTCAAGTCTAGCGCTTCACACTGGTGTTGGAGCAGATGATATCACAGCAGCAGATTCTAACACTCGTAAATTCCAAGCAGAGATATGTACCACTAACAATAATAACTGGTGGTTAAGAACTGCAAACGGTTCTGCTAATAGTGCAAGTGATACTGGAATAGCAGCAACAGCAAATAGGGTTAAGGTAGATATAGAACATGATCCACTGGCAGGAACCCCTACAACATATATGTACATAGATGGTGTTGTTCTATCAAAGACTACCAATATACCAGTTGATCAGGCAACAGCAGATAATAATCTAATTAAACATTCTATCAAAAATAGTACAGCAGCAGATAGACCACTCTTTGTTTACGGTAGTCGATTATATTATAAAATAAATGATACATGGGGTCATTGATTTATGTCTGATACCCTATTCAGAAAAAATGTAATACTCAAAGATTTTGATTTTAAAAATAGATATTCAGAACAGGGTTTAGAATCAGTTCACAGACCAATGTCTAATAATGAAGACTATTGTTCTGTTATGGGTACAAAGCAGCAAATAAACAGATACTTACAAAACGCACCAATACTATCAGAACGACTTAGAACTCTAGACAACATTCCCAAATGGAGAATAATCAATACAGAAAAAATAAGGATTCAGTAATAAACGATGGTCAGTTTTACAGATTTAAAAATATACAAAACAACGAATAATCTAGGTGGTGCTATCACTGGAACTCAAGTTATAATAGGAACATCTAATAACGTTTTTACAAACATTCCAAAGAATGAACTTGTAGTTGGTGAAGACTATTATGCTTGCATTTATCTTAAGAATACTCATGCTACTGAAACAATGGCATCACTCAAGTTATGGTTATCATCAAAAAGTTTTCCACATGATACGGTATTAAAATGGGCATTTGATCCAGCAGGTAATACAGCGCAAACCATACCAGATAAATACACAACACCTGGTGTTTCCCAATGGCATGATGTAGAAACTGAATCAACAGCACCTTTTTATGGAGATTTAGCAGCAGGCGCATCTTTTCCTATATGGTTATGGCTTCATGTAGATGCTAATGCAGAAGCACGATTAGATGATAATGCAATATTTACAACTAATCTAAATATACCTCAAGGTGGAACAGGTGGCGGTGGCACTGGTGGAACTGGTGGAGGTACGGGAGGAAATCCACCACCAACTAATACTGATTATAAAATTGCAATAGCGGGAGATTGGGGTTGTGAAACAGCAACTGATCAGGTAATATCACTTATTCAAAGTCAAGGATATGATTTTGTTATGGGGGTGGGAGATAATGCATATGAATCTGCTGGATGCTGGACTACAAAGTTTACACCATTAAAATCTAAAATGAATTCTGCTTATGGTAATCATGAATATAGTGAGAGTGGAGGCGTGAGTCCATATAAAACATTCTTCGGTCATTCTCTAACTTATTTCTCATTCCAATTTCAGAATGTATTCTTCATAGTATGTGATACTAATATCAATTGTGATCCAGGAAGTGCACAACACCAGTTTGTCACCACTGAATTAAACAGAGTTCTAAATGATTCTACAGTTAGTTGGAGAATAGGAATAATGCATCATCCTTGGTTTGGTTCTCCCAGTGATCACGCATATGATGAAGCAAATGCAGTAGAAGCGTTTCATAAATTATTTACAGATAATAAAGTGAATATAGTTTGCACTGGTCATAACCATAACTGGCAGAGGACGCATCAGGTTTCATACAACAGCAGTAATCCAACAAGTCCAACAGTAGTAGATAGTACAAGTCCATATAGTAGAACAGCAGCAGGATTAATACACGTTGTGACTGGAACTGGAGGACATGACAGTGGCGGGTCACTCTACGGTTTAGGAAGTCAACCATCATTCCAAGCATATCAGAATAGGACGCACAATGGAGTATGGGAAATACTGGCATCAGATAATGCACAGACATTTACATGCCAATTCAGAGAAATAGGCGGAGATGTATTTGATACATTCACAATTTCTTGAAACACAATTTAGTAAAAGGAAGTGGCGACCAGTATATAATAATATAGATGATTTAACTGGGTGGAATCTAAATTAATATATGAACGCTCAGAATTACGAGAACAAAACCATTACTTTAACATTAAAAAATAAACAGATTAAATTAATTCAGGCAGCATTAGCAAAATATCAAGGTGATCAGGACCTTTTAGATAACACTGGTAATTTGAAAGAAACCAGAGATATTATACATAATGCATGGACAATATTGAACCCCTCATAGATGAAAAATGCCTGTAAATAGTTTTGGTTATCCTTTATTATATCCACCAAAACCAGGTGGATTTGTTTATGAACAAAGTGCTGATATAACAAAAGATCAATATTTTAATGCTGAAGGTCATGTTAGTAATAGTTCAGGCGGCCAATGGACCATGTCTACAAGTGGTCCCGACGCAGTACAAATAGGAAAAAATAGTACAACTGCTGATGCAATAGGTGGTTGCAAGATGAGTTTCAAACAATGTGTTAGTAGAGGTTATGAATACAAAGCAGATGATCCAAGAGATATCGTACTTATGTTTGCAGTTAAATTCGTTGATTCTGGTTCAGATAATGGTTTTGCAATTGAAGGGCCTACATCATCACATTCCAGTAGTGGTTGCTGTTCTGGTAATTGTTACAAAGTAGATATACAGTATAGGCCAAGTCAACCAGTATTCCGTTTTCGTAAAGAGATGTGGCATGTTGATAATACAGATGATCCAAATACAGGACAATTCACAAATTCTACTTTTAATTTTCAGTTATTAGGACACAGTACATATGTAGCCTTTGCTTATGTTAGATATAATAAAGCAAACGGAGCATTACCAGGACATAATACAACTGATTCAGTAGTTTTAGAATTTTGGGGTAATGTACATCCAGATACAAGCCCACTTGATTGGATTCTAATTAAAAGAACAGAAGATAGAGGTGGATGGGGAAACAGTGGTGATCAATGTGATGGAGATAAAGATCAGATATCAACATGGGCTGGACAGAAATTTAGATTAAAATCAAATGATTCAAGTGGAGAATTTCAGTTTAAGAATCTATCTCTTTTAGAAATAGATCCAAATGGTAATTTTGATGACAATCCTGATACTCCACCACCACCTGATCAACCACCAGATCCAACAACAGTACAGGGACAGTTCAAACTACAATGGAATGTTAATACCATAGGTGCTTCATCATGTCAGGGCGCAGGTACAGGTGGCGGAGGTGGGAATACAGTGTTTTGGTTATTATCACCTAGTCATGGCAAAGAGTTATCTAATTCATCTACATTCCAAAACAGAACAAGAATAGTTGAAGTGGTAAAATCAAGTGGTTCGTTGTTATATAACAAAATAACAAAACAAATAGATGTTCCATTAATGAAGGTGGGAACACCTGGTGCAAGTCCAACGGTTCATTGCAAAATATGGAATTCAAGCGGTACAGTGGTATATGATTCACCAACAACAATAGATCCAAGTACACTTACAACAAGTTTTCCAGCAGATCCAGATAGTTGGACAACATTTGACTTTTCAGCAAATACACATGCATTAGTAGTAGGTGATTATATAGGAGTTGAATGGACAGGAACATCAAGTACAAATTATGTTATGGCAGCATATGATGATGATCCAAGTTCCAATACAGTAGCAGTTTATGCAAATTATGAAAGTGGATCATTGGATGAGAAAGCAAGTAGAGATTTCTGTGCTAGAATATGGCAATAAAAAAGTATAGTTCCCTAGTTTCAACCATTGACGATAAATCATATTGTCTACGGATACTAAAAAGAAATCGGCACTAGCGGGTTTAATAGCAGCCACAGTTGCAATCGCAGCAACTTTAGGAATTTATATTACAGTTTCAAGTACTTCAACTGTTGGAAATGTTTCACCAACAATAATATTCTCACCTGTAGTTAACGCTCAGGTAAATCAAACAATTTTAATTAATGCTACAGTTACTGATTCAGATGGTATCGCTTCAATAATATGGGAGCAGATACTAGGGCCTAAATCAAACTGGACCAATGTAGGGGATGACCTATATTTCATTCCACCAGTTAATGGTACTTATGTATTTACATTAGAAGCACAGGATAAGAAAAACGAGATAACCACAACAAGTATTCCTGTAAAAGTAGGAGGCAATGGAACAACACCGACTCCCACCCCACCACCGACACCACAACCACCACATTGTAATGATAATCAGGTTTACAATGCAACAACAAACAAATGTGATCCTAAACCAACACCAACACCTCCACCGACTCCAACACCCACACCTACACCAAGCAATCAAACAGTAAAGGTTGCACTAACAGGAGATGTTGAAAGTAGCACAGCAGGAACAGCAGTATTCAATTCAATAAAGAAAGAGAATGCTGACCATGTTATTGTATTAGGTGATCTAGGATATCAATCAAGTTTATCATGGTTCAAATCAACTTATGGAACTCTAGGAAATAAACTCAATTGTGTTGTAGGAAACCATGAAGCAGCAAATGAAGATGGTTCAGCAGCATTAGAGAAAGAAACAAAACAATACTGTACAGATGCATATTACTTTAAAACAAATCATGCTTTGTTCATGGCTTTTAATACCAATGGTGATCTAACAGGACAGGCAACAGCAGCAACCAAATTATTAACAGATACTAATTTCATGAATGGTATATCATCGGTTCATGTAATGAGCCATAAACCATGTTTCACGCCACCTAATTCACATCATACATTAGAGATTAAAGCATTCTGCGATACTATCAAATCAAAGATTCCGAGCAATGTTAAACAATACTATGATCAAGCACATAATCATGTAATGAGTGCAACAAATGATGGAATCTATAAACAGATAGGCGCAGGAGGGAAATCACATTATACTTGTCCTACTGCTGCATGGGCTGGATGGTGCGATAATGCGCATTATGGATATCTATTATATACAATAAAACCAGATGGTAGTACTACTAGTTCATTCAAGGATTACAATGGCAAGGAGTTGCATCAATAGAAATGACAATCACAATTAATTTAGTAGATAAAGCAACTGGTACCATAAATGTACCCCTTCATATTCAAGCAGTGATAAGTTCAACAAATCCTATTAAGGGTATACAATGGTTATGTGATAAACAGGTTAACTATACTGTTGACTTAAATAATACACAACTTAATTTCACACCTTCTATCAATGGAGAATATACTTTTACTGTTACAGTTACAGATACTGTTGAATCAGTTTCTAAAGCAATTAAGGTTACTGTTGGAAGTGTTACTCCGACTCCAACGCCAACACCAACTCCTACACCCACACCAACGCCTACCCCGACGCCGACACCTACACCAGCACCAGGAATATTAATTTATAATTCAGACACTGATATTGATTGGTCACATGATCAAAAGATAACAGATGTTTATGGAACATTCAAACCAAATGGCAAATACTTTAGAATGAAGGCATCAGGTAGTCCAAGAATGTATATTGTTGCAGCAACTAAAGAACTGATTCTAGAACATGATGGCAAATATGGAAGAGCCTATTTCGGAGTATGCAATTATCAATCAAGACTTGAATTAGAATTCAAACTAGAATCATGTGCTCATAATTGTAGTCTTAAAACAAGGAATAGACATCAATATGCTGATATTGTTCCAAATGCACCTGATGCACAAAGACAGGGCGGAATGGGTAATGCGTGGCATTGTGATAGTGTAGAAAATGATTTGGAAATAGTTCATGGTACAGGCGGAGAAGGCGGAGCAAGTAAAGCATTAAGTCCAAAACTAGAGGCCAATAAATGGTACAAAGTTAAATTCACTCAGACAGACAATAATGGTAAAATACATATCAAAGATGAAATTGATAGAGGAGATGGACAGGGCTTCAAAGTTGCCAATGAAGGAGACGTTCCAGCACCTAGCCAATTCTTTAATAAAGCAGAATTTGAATCATGGTCTGAATTCTGGATAAGATTGAATGCAGACAGTGGTGGCAGACTCTACTTGAGAAACATCAAGATGTATTCGCTTTAACTTTATTTTTTATCCTCTATATCTTCTTCTATTTTTTTCCCTACAATCCTTGCAATGAAGATAGTCTATTTCACATTTATATTGGTGACAAGCCAAACATAGGTAATTATTCATTTACTCATCCTCTCTTAGTATTCTATGTATAATACAATCACACTCTTTTTTCTCTATCTTGCCTTTGAATCCACAATTCAAACAATTTAATCCATCATATTCAGGATGGTCCAAATTAACACGTTTCACATTACTAGAAGCACATTTAGCACAAATCATTTACTTTTTATCTCCTATATCCAAAATCATCTGGTAATCCATTGTTTTTATCCCCTTTAAACTTCACAGCATTTTCTTTTATTCTCATTTCTTTACATGGATCAGCATAAGGACAATAGCGACATTTCCAATTAAGAGTTAAATCAAAATTGATATGTCTTACTAGACTAGGGTCGGCATTCATAGTACCAGCCTTTAATTGTGTTGCATCTTGTTTTAGTTGTTCCATTGTTGCGTCCAATTGTTCATCAGTCATTGTATGTTCAAATTCTATGAATGGATTTTCTTCATAGTTAAGTAAACATTGTACCAGAATTATTCCTTTGTTAGAATCTGTTAGTGCCATATATGCCTCTAACTGTTTTAGATAATGTGCTTTTGGTACTTCCATCGTTTTAACCCTTGCACTTTTGGCTTCAATTGGAACACCATAAGTTTTATCAAATAAATCGATATGGCCTACAATGTCACCAAACTTTACTTCTTTCTCAATTTCAAATCTGTCTGGATATTTTTTGAGTAATGATTGTAGTGCTTCGTGTATTGCTTTTCCTGAAGTAAAGAAATTAAGGTCAGTATTGGTTAGTGGTTTTGGATCCAGTTTACGGAAACAGGCTTCTCTAGGACAAAGAGTAATATCAGAAACATGAATTCCAGGCCTTTCTTTATTATATTCTTCATAAAGTGATTCATAGAGTTGTTCTAGGTACATTTACTTTTGTCCTCTTTTAACATCTTAATTTTGTTCTCTGCTTCTTTAATGCGTCTTTTTTTCTCATCCTGTGTTATCCCAAAACCTTTTAATACCGATTTACTACTACATTTAAGAAAAACAATATCTGCTTCCCATACGTATATGATTTCTTCCTTTGTTGGTTTTCTATTAATATATTCTTGAAATTTCTTCCAATCATCATCAGATAATAAAATATCCATTACTTTTTCCCAACAATGTTCAATAATATTTCAATCAGTTCATCAATCATTGCATACAACATTTCCCTATCCATAGATTCTCTATCTCCTTCCCTATATTGCAAAAATAATGCAGATGCTTCTATATTCGATATTTTGTGACCATGTATTATAACATCACCGTTTTCAGTTATTGTTGATGGATTTTTCATATAATCTATTTTACTATCTATCTATATAAAGAATGAAGCACTAATAGTACTGTAGGGTACTAAAGGTTATCTACACTTTATATATAGTGGTTTTGACGTTATCCTAATGTTAAGTCAAATGTGCAAGTGTGGACATCATCTTTATGAGCACAAATATTTACACCTTCAAAACAATTGGGGGATGTGTTTGAAAGATGATTGCAAGTATGAATGTAAGGAGTTCAATGAATAATGATGGAATTGTTATCAAACCATTGTTTAAGATTGAATCCAAAGATAGTTCAAGTATATGATGAAATGAGGGATAAAGAATACATGGCTAGAATAATGACAGCGGAAACAATGTTGAGAAGAAGATTACATGAACGGGGATTGATTTAATGACTGCTCGTGAGTGCAAAAATGGATGCGGACGTATGATTGAATGGAATAATGAATTACGTTATTTTGAAGAAACTGCAACTGGTCAACGTCATAAGTGCCCTAATTATAAAGCAAAACAAATGAGTGAATATGAATCTAATAAGGCAAAATATGGCCAATCAAATCAATCAGTAGTAGACATATCACAAATAGAAAAAAAGATAGAAGCAATACTTGATAGAGTAAATAATACAGATGTGAATATCTTGGGAATGCTAGGTGTTCAACAGAATATACTAAACAAGGTAATGGGTGTTGAAAATGCAGATGAGATACTACGATTGGAAGGTGAAATAACAGAATTGAAAGAGGCATTAAAGACACTACAAAACGAGAAAGGATTCAAGAATGCTGGTGAGTTACAATGAGAACCGAATCTGAAGAACGTATTCCAACAAAACGAGAACTGATAAGAACATTTGGATATGATAAATTTCCTAATGATAAAGCAGATGATTGTTGTGGTGGAGAAAACCATTACTTAATCGATTTCATAACACATAGAACACAATATCATAACCAACCATACAAAGAAACAATCAGAGAATTAGAACAGTTTTTGGAGGAAATAAAATGAGAACTCTATTCTTATTTATATCACTAGCGATAATAATGTTATCTGGAATTTGTGTTGTAGTATTTGCTGATGGTGGAAATAAAAGAGAATGCGGTTCAATGAGGTGGACCGACAAAGGACATGGTGATAATAAACCAAAAGAGAAACTAAAACAAGAATCTAATTCTAAAGATATCTGCACGTTAAGTAAAGATATTGATCAGATGAAAACAAAAGGGGCGATAAAAGATTGGACTCAGTTTAAACAATCAAAGGTTTACAATACATCAACAGAAGAACAAAAGAAATGTCTAAAAGAAGGGTTTGATTCACCAGATTCTAACCATAAAAAGAATCTAGCAGAGTATGAAATTCAGTATTGCGGAACTGATAACGACTAATGAATACATTCCAATTTGCTGTTATAACAACACTGCTGCTTTACATCGCTATGTTCATAACAATACATGCACATGGTGAAGAGTTTAGAATGACACCACAATTAAATAAAGAAACTAGATTGTTGCAGACTTGTATAATGTTTAACATAAGCGATATACATTGTAATAGGATTTATGGAGGTCCAGTAGGTTAATTGGAAATCTGCGATCGTTGTAAAGACACAAAGAAATATTGTATAACTAAAGCCGTGGTAACAGTTCAAGGTGGAGATTACGATACAGGTTATAGCCCATCTGTAAGAGAATATTCATTATGTCAGGATTGTAACCACGAGTTGTATATGTTATTTAATCCACAATTAAACAAAAATGAGGATTATAAGAAATGACAGTACAACAATTATCAAAGACATTCAAAAAAGGTGAAAGTCCCGATCACATGCTGGCCGTTGATAAAGTATATGCATTTCTAGAAGATAGAAAGAAGGGTAATTGGATTATCAGTATTAATACTCCTGTTAGTTATCCTCAAGAGATTATAGACCAACTACCAGATAATAGAATACACAAAGGACATACTTTTGATGTATCAATAAATAGACCCATTATTGATCCAGATAGTAAACGTCTTATTGATGTGAAAACAATAGCATTCATAGAAATTAATGGAAATATTGGATACAAATATTATGATTATGTTGGCGCAATAAGAAGAGCCAATCCAACAAAACATTCAAAAGAATTGCAAAAAAGAAATGACAAGATAAACAAAAACTACTGCGAATTAAAAGGCATAAAGTATATAACATTACTAAAAGAAGAGATTAATGGAGATATTGCGGATGAGGATAGAATTAAGAATACGACACAATATTTGCAAAGGGAGTTATTGGAATTTATAAAATGACTGCCACTATCAACCCAACTGGAGGAATAGATTCAGATGGACCACCTATTGATAATATTAGTATTTACAACGATGTAGATTTTGATTCACCAATATATCTCAAAATATATAGATCTAGAATGAGAATGAGCCTTGCAATAACAGTAGATGCCGAACCATTTCAACCAAGATTTGATAGACTACCAGAAGATTACTATAGAATTTCTGAAGAGATAGAATTAAAATGAATATCAATTATAACATATTCGTTTATTGTGCAGGATGCGATATAAAACAGAAAAAGAAATATGGTCATAGCCAACGCTGTCCAGAATGTAAACTTGTGATGAGAAGAACCCCACGAAATCTAATATTCAGAGAGAAAGAGGTTAAAAGATACTGACATATAATCTAAAACTATTCTGGCAAACTAGACATAATCTAATGTCCTATTGTGGCAATTGTGGAACATGGCAACATAAAGGATTGAATTGTCCTGAGTGTGGTTTACAAATGCGTAGAGGTCCAAGAAAACTTAAATCAAAAATAGAGGTACGCCGATATTGAATAAAGAAAGATATTGGGCTAGACAGCAACAAAGGCTAGTATTAGGAATAAGACAATATGAAAGAACACCTGATTATAGTAAAGAATCACTTTGTAGAAAATGCGGAACCATATGGCCTAAATGCTCTCATTGTCCTAAATGTGGAGTGAGAGTTAAGAATACACAGAAGTTCAGAAAAAAGGATGACGTGCATCGATATTGAATATTAATTATCATACACATAATTACTGTCGTAGGTGCGGAACATCATATCCAAAAAATATTGGATATTGGTGTCTATTTTGCCATTATAGAATGCGTACTATTCCACATGATTATAAAACTGAGAGAGTTGTATATAGATATTGAAAGCAGGGCGTGTTGATTATGATAAAGAATCATATTGTCCCAAATGTGGAAGACAACCTAAAACAATACGCTGTATTCATTGTGATGAAAGAGTGAGAAACCATCCTAGATATATGTTACCTCATAATAAAAGAGAGCATAAACGATATTGAAAATCAAATGTCCTTTCTCTAATCTCAATGGTTGTCAGAGAGTTTTTGATGAATATCATTTTGATATGACAATGCATCTAAGAAAAGAACATGGTGATACATGGAATTATGTAACTAGTAAATATGTAAGATTATTGAGGAAAATCCATGAAAAGATAGAATCTTTTGAAAATAGTGAATGGGCAGAAGAACGAATTACACAAGAATTGAAATCTCTTTTGGAGGATAAAAATTGACAGGCTACAACAAAAAAACAGCAGGCAAATATCAATGCGGATGCTGCCTTAAATTCTATTCATTTAATGAGTTGATGGAACATATTGATAGTTAAGTGCATATATTGTCGAAAATGCAAAAGACTTATGATAAACTACAATGATCCAATATGTTATTATGAAGACTGTAGGACTGATAACAGTGCAATGCTATAGATGCAAATCAAATATGTGTGATACCGTAATGGTTATAGACGAGTATTGCTCATGTTGTAGGAGGAAGCACGTTAATAAATGACATTAGAAGAAGATATTAAAATACTCAGGGAGTTACGAAAGAGTAGTGATATAGAAGTGGCGCATATGAAAGCAGATGACATAATATTAAAATATGTACCAAGAGAATTAGCAAAAGAATATAATAAAATAGATAAGTGGTATGCATGAGTTACAAAAAAGGCAGTGATTTAAAAATAAAAGGTATTGAAAACCTGGAGGGAATGCCAGACATGACTATATATAAAACTGATAAGGTTGAATCTATTGAGGCAACTATTGGACATATACTTTATAATCTTCCACCAAAACGTACGGGATTTTGTGAAATAAAGATACAGAACATAGATCAATAATGATAATAACTACACCATGTCCTACTTGCGGAGCAGGAGAGCGGGATATTTTTCGTTTCGACCTATTTGAATGGCAATGTAGTAAATGTCATGAATGGGTTAAACCACTACAAGGTTTGGAATGTCCTAAATGTCATTATATGATCATAGCACGTAGAGAAATCCCACACTAACCCCTTTATTTCCACTCCAACATTTTCATTTTTATTATAATAATAAGTAAACTATAAATACATAATACATAATACATACATACACTTTGAGTAAGGAAATAAATGAAATTGGAAAAAGCAAACAAATGATCACAATGCAGTTACCAATTTCTCTTTTATTAAGAGTTGACAGTTTCGCAGAGAAAGAAAATTATGAATCTCGGACATCAGCATTTAAGGAGTTGTTGAATGTGGGTTTATTTATTTCAGAGAGAAAAAAAGAGTTTGAGACAATTTTCAAGAATCCTGAATTAATGGATGAATTAAATACTCAGTTAAGGGAAGGTGGATTGGTTGATTTCGTTCAGCGAATGAAATGGAATGAATTTCAAGTTGTTTGGTCAATAATGAAGAATGAAGCAAAAGATAGGAAACTTGTATAATTGTCTTGGTTTAATTTGGATGAGACTGATCCAGAAGAATCTAGAGATTTCTTAGTCAGGACAAAAGAAATGAAAGGTAGATTAGTAAAAGTCTATGATGATGAAACTGGACAAGAGTTAACTGATGATGAAATCAAGGAACTTGAAGAATTTAGTGATATGCATCCGTTCTTCCTACCAATGTTTGATCCAGATAATGAGAAAATTAAAGAGGTTAAGATTAAAAAACCTAGAAAATATAAATCTAGAATACCCATACCATCACAATTGAGAAAAGCAATATTAGAATTCAATAACAGTCAATGTTCAGAATGTGGTAGGCCTGATGCCAATCAACTACATCATAAAGATGAGAATCCATCAAACAATGCAGAAGAAAATTTACAATTATTGTGCTATCAGTGTCACCAGAGAAAACATAGAAAGAGGATCATTGAAATAAGAAAATGAGACGTTTATGTGGTAAATGCAGGAAGGAGATGACATTCTTTATCAAAAACCAAGAATGGAAATGCAAGTGCGGCTTTACTTCAAAAGAGGGAGATCATCAGACAAAGTTTGAAGTGTATTGGGTAAAGAAGTCTGGTGAAAAGTAAATGAGAAGATTAAGAATTGAAGAGATGTGGGAATATACATCTAGAGATGGGGGTAAAACTTGGTCGTTTGAACCTGTGATAAAAAAGTATAGAAGAAATCAGTATAGTAAAAAGACATTGGAGAAATATAGGTGACGATAAGTAAAGCGGAACGCTCCAAGATAAACAAACGTAATAGAAAGTTAGGTTATAGAGCAGAATATGACAGCGTTTTATTATTAAGAGGGTTAGGTTATTGGGTTATGCGCCTGAGGTCAAGACAGCAAAGAGGTGAGATGGCTCCTGTAGATGGATATTATTGGGATCCTATTAGACAAATGTTCGGATTTTTCACTACAAAGATTAGAAAAAGCCTGATAACTAAACCAGAAATAGAATCTTTGAAATACCTATCTAAAAAATATAGATGTGAAATACTATTCTTTTGGAGAGAAAGAGGAATGAAGTTTGAAGTTATTTCTTGATGAATACACCAGTGATGTCTAATTCAGTACCATACTCAATACCAGATATATCATCTTCATCCCTTAATTCTATATCACAAACCGAATCAATCAACTTGAAAATCTCTTCTTTATCCATTGGTTTATCATCTGAATGATACAAGTAATTCGTGGGGTATGTCTTACCATTAATCTCTTCGTTACTAGTATCTCTCAAATACTTTTCACGACTCTTAATATTCTTCTTTGCCTTTTGTTTACGTTCCTTGCCAACATTGGGATCCTTCAATATTTGAATTTCCTCTAATAATTGTTGTTCAGCCTTCTGTATAATATCCGTGTTTTTACTTACCATAGATTCAATATAAAGATATCCTATTAGAAAAGCATCAAAAACGGTAGAATACTTAAATATATGCTACTATTTATACTTTATAAGCGTTGATTTTTTCCCAAAGTGCAGGGCACGTTAGAAGGGTTCTGGGTTAGGCAAAAGCCAACCCTCCAAATCTTATACTTCCCTTACGCAAAAAGTAACAACTTTTTGTATATTGGAACAGTTAGAAGGACAGTTAACACAACTACAAGAACGTTACATTTTTCTGATAAAGGAAATTGTTATACAAGACAAGTCATCATATGGTAGATTAAAAAAGAATGTAAAAGAAGCCGAGAGAATCAAGGTACAACAATTTCAATCAGGTGAATGGGAGGGACCATTAGAACGTATAGGTTTACAAATAAAAGAGGATTTATTAAATGAAGGATATAGATCAACACAATTACGTGTAATCTATGAACTTATCGAACAAGATCATAAAAGAAAATGGGAAAGTGGTGAAAGTGCTGATCAGCACTTTGATGACTCAATATTTGATCAGACAGAAGAATGGGCACTAAAGGCGTTATCTGATCCACAATTAGATAAACTATCACTTGCACAAGTCACTGAGGTTCTAAAACATGAAATAGACATGCGCAAGTCTAGAAAAACAATAGACAATGATAGAATAAAACACCTTTTAGAATATGCAAAAAAAAGGACAATTCAATTAGTAAATAAGGTAACTAAACAGCAAACAAACCCAGAAGATCAAGGATTATCAGAAACCTTTGCACTGTTGGGAGAATTAGGAGGTATGTTCAAAGTGTTATCTGATATGTGTTATGATTTACAAAAGAACGTCTATGTTTTCAGACCAAGCAAAGTTAACGATAAGAAAGCAGTAGAAGAGTTAAACAAATTCATGGTTAGTACATTAGCACCATTATCTAAAATACTGATAGAACATTGTGAAGGAACAAAAACAATTCTCAGAAATATCACTGATGAAAAATACAGTAATACTAATAGGCAATGGATGCAAAATGCGGAAGACAAGTTCCTTAATTTCGGCAATCATGGTAGTGGTGAAGTCAATGCAGTTCTCACAAACAAGGTAGTATTCAAACTAGATAGTAGAGAAGTCAAAGATGAAGAGGGTAATATAATCAAAACAGTTCCAGTTATTGTTAAGACATGGGTTAAACGTGAAACCACTAGAGAAGAAGAAGGCGATAAAACAATATTCCAATTACAAGAGTTTGAGGGACAGGTACACGTAGAATGTCCTGAATGTAAACTAAAGTTCAACAAACCAATAGTTCCAGATGAACAAATGGACCTGATAGCAGGTGACTTATTCCACCAGGCTAAAACCATTTTGTTAAGAGATGGACTATCGAACGCTATAGATATTCTAGCCAACAACGTAGTAACTGAGTATGTTAAAGATCCAATAGAATGGATGAAAGAAGAATATCAGCGCAAATACAAGAGGGAGCCAACCGAGCAAGAGTTAAAAGACGTAGAAATAAGAGAAGATCAACAAAAGATAAAGGATGTTGATATTGATCCAAACGATGTAGGAGAAAAAAGACATAGTATGCTTGGAAACATTGCGACAAGAAGATTAGAGAAGTCCCAGCATTTTAGTGATCAAGCCTAATGTCAGAAGAAAATCCACTTATAGATGATTGTGAATGTGAAGAATGTGGAGAGGAGGATTTGGAAGTGATAGAAGAAAATGGTCAATAAAATAGTAATTAGAGCACAATATTGGGAAGATGATAAAATCATATCAGATCATAACGGCGCATTTATGACAGATAATTTAACAATAGTTCAAATACGAGAAATTGCAAAAGATGCATTCAGAAATAGTTTAGCCAGCGTTCTAACGGATTTGTTGACAAAATGAATAAGCCAGAAAAGATATTTGCATTCGACGATGGCTCACTTGAGAGTAAAGTTATGCAGCATGAACTAAAGAATACATATGATATTCAACCAATCAAAGTAGAAAAATATGATGATTTACCAACATGGCTAGAAACGGCAATCAAGTACACAGAAGGCGCATTTACAGGCATTATCAAGATATTCCTACATTTCCCATTTGAAGATTATATTCAAAAAGATATTCGTACAGTAATACAGGAAGCAGAACGCAAGAATCCCAAGTTAAGGATTATTCCCTGGTATGAACAGGCACATAGACAGGGACTGCAAAACAGAGCAGCCAATTATGGCATAACGACAGAAATCTATGATAAAACATTATTGAATAAAGATGTAGTGGAGAAGGAACCGTTAGAAAGAGAATATGATAAAAAATATTTAGAGAAAGCGGGCGATTCATTTACAGATAATAAAGAAGTGGCTGATGATGTTATGAAGGAAATAAAACTATCAGAACCAACAGGCGAATATTCCATAGATAAATCAAACAAGGTAAAAATAAAAAAAACAAAGAAGAAATTTGGAATATAGAAATTTATGGCAAAGACAGGTAGTAAATAGTTACAACAATAGCCGCAATATATCAAATTATCCTAAAATAATCCGTTGTAACAAATGTAATACTTGGAGTTATCGGTATTTAGATTCCATAAATTGTCGAATATGTAATTCTTAATATTAAATTTAACGAAATAGGCATATGCAAGTAATACAAGGTGAACCACTAGGAACACCCAACATGAATTTATATGTTAGAAAATGTTTAAAATGCAGGCGCTATTGTTATTTTTATAATGATCAATGCTACCCATGCAATGAGGATAGGTTAAAATAAAAATGATGTTCGAGATATTCTTAGTCCAATTTGGTGTTATTGTAACAATAGGATTTTTAGCATTAGTAAAAACTGAGTTAGAAAAGTAAATAAAATGATAAGTTTAATTCTAATTCTTGTTACAGTCGTGTCAATAATAGGATTAGCAGCATTAGTGCTAGCGGAGACTGACAAATAAAATGACTCTAATTCAGATAGTTTTTGAGAGTGTTTTATTGGCTGCAATCATAATAATAGTTGCATTAGTATTAGTAGAAGAAAGAAACTGGAATAAAGAAAATGGCAAATAAATGCTTCAAATGTGGCAGACCAATAAACAACCATCCAGGAGTTAAAACCAGATGGGCTATATGTGAGTGGTGCAAGCAACATAAGGATACTTGAAAAAATATTCATAATAGCAGCAATACTCTTAATTACAACAGTGAATATAATATGGTGGTTTGGATGATTAAATTGGCAACAATAAAACAAATGAAACGCAGTAGAAGGAGAGAAAATAGAAAATGAATCTTATTGGATATATAATAGCACCATATCTTGTTTTTCTGTTCTCAATACTTATTTTTCAAATGATAATATCTTATAGGAGAGAAAGAAGATGTATGAAATAATATGGGTTCCAGCAACAATATTCTTGGCAGGATTAGCAGTAATGATTTATGGTAGTTTGTATCAGGTAAAAAGTAAATGACCTTGCCTAATTCGCTTCGCTCATGTATCAGACATTGTTGGCACAGTTTGGATTTATTTCATGATGGTTTACCAGAGTTTAAAATGATTCAACTATGCTGTAAATGTTTGAAAGCGAGAAATCAGGTATGGAAATAGAGGAGAAAAAGTAAATGATTGGTATTTGTTGGATTTGTAAAAAAGAGTATAAATCATTTTATTGGGCACATAAACATCTCGAAAAATCTGGTCATGGTTCAATGAATTGGAAAGAGGATAATAAGTAAATGAAAGTTAAATCATTTCGTATAGAATGGAATAATCATCTAAGAGAGAGAAGTCGCTATTCATGGGAACCAATTGTATTAGTATCAGATGGTAAAACGGTTTCATGGGAATTTGTTTTAGAGGATGGAACTATCATAAAAGGAGAGGAGAAAAACTAAATGAATTTTTACAAAAGTTATCCAGTTGGATGTTTATATGATTTAAAATGCCCAAAATGTAAACATCATTTAAGAAATTGTATTGATGCATTAACAGGGGGATTCGGTAATGTATATTTCTGTCATGAATGTCCTAATTGGTGGTTTTTTCATATGAATGAGGATAAAAAGTAAATGAGAAAGTGTAATTATTGCTCCCATGTGTATGCCGATGATGATAATCGTTTGGTTGTCACGGCCCATATAATGAAATACCATGAAAAAGAATTTGACCGAGATTTACGTAATTATCTAAAAAAAGAGGATGAAAAGTAAATGACTAACTGTTTTCGCTGTTTAACTGATAAATGCAACACGGTAATTGTTAAAGACGATGATTGTGAATGCTGCCAGAGGAGACATAAAAAGTAAATGATGGTTGATAAACCAGATTCTTTTGAATGTCCTAATTGTGGTATGATAGTAAAATACACTATAGAAGATGTTAAGAATCACGTTTGCAACCCAAATACAATAAAGGAGGAGAAAAAGTAAATGAATATAATAGAAAATGTAATAATGAGAGGGATTGAGAATCAAGGACTTCCTAAAGGATTTCGTCTAAGTACAATGGCATACGAAGATTTAGAGAACTGTTTAGCAAATATTCCAGAACAAGATAAAGTACCTTTCACAATAGCATATACTCGTGGTTATTCACTAGCAGTTAATGATTTTGGTAAGGATAAAAAGTAAATGAATAATATTTGGACATGTGATAGATGTGGAACAGATTATACAGGTGATCATGAAAGAATCGGATTCACTCCATTTGTATGCAGGAAATGTTTAGATGAAGAGGATAAAAAGTAAATGACTGATTTATTAAAATGTCCTAAATGTAATAAGATTACTTTAGTTGTAGGGGATAGAATTATGACATGTGTTAACCCTAATTGTAATATGCAAATGATTCCACAAGACGAAAGTAATTCATGGTATATAGAGGATAAAAGTAAATGATTGCTATAGTCATATTTAGTATATTTATTGTGTTTATTTGTTTATGGGAATCAGGACTATTGAGTGATATCTAATGACATCAACTAAAGAAGTCTATGAGTTTCTAAAAGATGCTCATGGAATAAAGCCAGCCATATGCAAACATTGTATGAATAGAGATGTAGAAGTATGGCAGGATAACTTTGAGGGCTGCTACTATTGCTGGTGTACCTTATGTACTCCCAACATAACCCCACCCCCAGAATGATAATTAGTTCATAATATTAATTGTCCCTAATTGTCCCTTAAATGCCAAACAAGGCTAGAGAGCAGGTACAACGAGAAATCAATCTCATTATTAGATTACAGGGCGAAGGATTAAAGAAAGAACAGATTATTGATCAATTACAAATATCAGAAAGAACATATAAACGATATAAACGTAGAATAATTGCCCAGGTAGTCAAATCATGGAAACAAGAAAACAAAGATATTGCTGATTATAGACTGGCACAATTTGAGCAATCATTAGAAGATTGCTATAACTCTAATCTAAAGATAGTTATCAATACTAATTCATCAGCAAGGGATATTCAAGAATCTTCTAAAATTATGGTCACATGTAGAGCGCAACTGGCAAAACTGGCAAGAGATGGACCAGTATTCCAACCAGTGTTACCACGAGAGGTAGTTCCAATTGAAACAGCAGAAAGTACAATTTGAGGACTGCGTTGATTGGTACCTTCGCAGCCCTCAAGATGAATCAAGTTCAAGCAATGGCGACAACAACCATCTTGTTGGTAGCACTGACAGCCTTAACAATATATTCAATACCTTTCTAGATAAACCTTTCTATATCTGGACACCAGAACACCAACAGGTAAAAGGCATTCATAATTGCTGCTTTTCTCATATGGTTGGCCTACCCTTGAAGAATGATGTAGAACACCCCTGGTACGATTATGAAAAAGAGATATTTGATGCAATGGAAGGCCCTTTACACATATGGATTAAAAAGTCTAGAGGCATCGGAGTTACCACATTTTTATTATATTATCTAACTTGGAAGATGTGCGTCTCCAATGACCTAGATAACAAAAACATATTCATAATTTCGGGAACTAAAGAAGAGATGGCAAATGACATAAAGAAAAGAATGGAGAAGGTATTTGATAGAGGTTATCCTCTTTTAAGACTACAATCTAAATATACAGAGTTATGGATTAAGAAAACATGGATTAAGGTATTCCCATCCAAGAATGTCAAGGCCATGAGAGGCTACATTGATGTAAACTATATATTCGTAGATGAATCAGACTTCTTTGAATCTATTGAACAAAATGAACTCGAATTTGTTATTAAGAGTTACGAAGAAAAATCAAAAGGAAAAATTATTATGGTGTCAACACCCAATAGGCCCGACGGTTTATTTTATAAAATCGAACACGAACATAAGTTTGGTAAATCATACTTCAATAAAATTTTCCTTGACTACAGAAGGGGACTTGGTAAAATCTACGATGATGATTTTATTGCAAGAGAGCGTAACGAACCTTATTTTGAACGTGAATATAACCTCAAATATCTCGGTAAGATAGGCAATGTCTTTTCAGCATCACTAATACAACAATGCACTGATTTAGGTGAGAAATATAGAGGGACCTGGATTAATCAGTTCTGCGCCCATCCAGTAGGTGTTGATTATGGTTATTCAGATAGTAAAACCGTTATCTGTGTAGGAGAATGGCTAGAAGATGAGAAAGTATTAAGGATAATGAAGATGGAAGATTTTGGAGATACACCACCAACCCCCGAACAGGTAGCAAATACCATGTTTGAAATATTCCTAGAGTATGGACCTAATACCCATTTCTTTGTTGATGGCTCACATGCTGCATCAGTTAATCAAGCAAAGATAAAATTCGGTGAGAATCTAAACTGGCGCAGGCAAGATGTTTACAGTAGAAGAGATAGAATCCACCCAATACATTTCGGATACAATCAAGAACATAAAAGGTTATTAGAGAACATGTACCATCTAGCAAGTGATGGTAAACTGGCAATAGATAAAAGATATGAGAAACTTATTACTGCTATGAGGACAGCGCAAATGATGGATGATTGGGATTTGCAGAAATCAGAAACTGTGTTTAATGATCATTTAGATGCTGCTAGGTTGATGTGTAGAGGTATTATAAGATGATAATTGAGATAACTACTAGTATTGTATTATTTATCGCATCAATAGTAGTATTTGTTTTAACAATACCCCTCATCATTGAGATATATAAAAACAAAAAGGATGGGTTTAATGATTTAGTAGTTTATGGTATAATGCTACTATTATTCATTTTTACAATTGCAATTGCCATGATGCTAATGTCATTAGGCCTATTGGAATTCATAACAAAATGAACAGTAAAAAAAGAAAACCAGCAATTAGTGTTATAGGTGATGAATACACTGATGAAGATGAAATATATTGTCCAATGTGTAAAAAGGTAGGAATAAAATCAAAGATGCAACCACTGGATCCAATAGAAGCGCAACAGAAACAATATCACGCAGATGAATATCTTTACTGCCCTTATTGCAAAAGAGATTCACCAGTTCATACAGTTCAAGGAGAAGGTGGATACCAACCAGCATTTGATTTAGTTAAAACTCATTATGAATCAGGATCAGAGTTTGCCAGTGTAGAACCTAGAAAGAAAAAGCCTAAAAGAAATGCTAATAAGATACATCAAACAGATGATCCAGATATATTATCAGAAAAAGGTAATGTTAATGTAGTTTTTGATAGCGGCAATTATTAGTTCCCTAACTTATTAGTTCGTTAATAAATATGTGCAACGATATCCTGACCCAACATGGTATGATAATGATTATACTAATAATATAAATGACCAGGTTAAACAAAGAAAACCAAAAGAACATGAATCTGCTTTTAGTTCAATAGCCAAACGTAATTTTGCTAAATCAGAAGTAACAGGCAATAAATCACTTGCTGCTGCTTCAATAGATAATCTAGTCACTGTTCTTAAAACTGATCAACTAAAACAATGCGGTCTTGCTTATATCAATAATGGAATAGTTCGAACAATAGTAGATAGAACAGTTTACTTTATCAATCCAGAGCGAACAGATTTCGTAATAGAACCTAACGATGAACTTACAACAGGATTAGACGATGACGCAATAAAGAAACTAGAAAAACAGATAGATGATGATACTCTAACTGATGAGGAAGGCAACTCATTAAGAATCAAAGAGTTAAAACAAAAACTTACCCGTATTAATAAGAGAGTCAAACTTCATAGCAGTTTAGATAAACTGTTGGCTTCGACTCTAATATTCGGTAGAGGCGCTTTAAAGATAGTCAAGTTTCCAAATACACCAAATGAAGACGGTAGTGCAACAAAAGGAGAACCAAGAGCATTATTGCACCTGGCAAGTATGAGAATCAAAGAAATTATTGCAGATGAAGCAACTGGACAATTTGTAGGATTAAAGTATGATGATGGTAAAGCGCTAGCAACTGGACCTAAAAGATACAATGCAGATGAATTGATACCAGCATTTAATGATGATTACAATATTCTAGATAACTCTAACTATTCAGGCTTATCAGCAGTATGGCCCATCCTAGAAGCAGCCAATGTTATAGATGTCATACTAGCAGAAGATATGCCCGAGATAGCAAGACAAGCACATTCCAAATTCGGTATAATGTATGCTGGTACTAGTAAGAAGTCAACGATTAAGAAACTCAAAGAAGAACTTGAAGCGGGTACATGGCTAGTCCACAACGAACAACAGTTGACAGCAGATGTTCATGATTTATCACTAGATCCAATGAGACTAATGGAAGTCATAAACGCATTAGCAAAACATATGTCTATTTCTATGAATCTACCTTTATTCATGCTTTTTGAAGATACTACCAATTTTGCAACTGCCAACCAAGTGATGCAAGTGTATAAAACTGGTGTTCTAACACGTTATCGCACATGGCTTCAGGGAATTTTGGAAGACTATTGGTATGATCCAATTTTAGCAGATCACTTAGGTATTGATGTAGAAGACGTAATAAGCGCACCAATACGAATTAAAGCAATATTCCAGGATATAAACTTTGAAACAAGAAAAGATATCATTGATGCAGATAAGATACTGATGGATGAAGGTGTATTTACCAATGTTGACACAGCAAAAGATATTGACCGTAAGGATATTGCAAACAGGCTACAACTAGAAGAGACTGAGATTAACAAAGCCGTGACAGTTCAGCGCCAGCAAGATATTCAAGCGCAAGCACTAAATAATCCTAATAATAATAACAATGGTGGAAACCAACCAAATAAACAGCCAGCAAACAATTTCAATAAAAACAGGAATCAAAATGCTCGAAACACACAAGGTTAACTTTCAAGGTATTGCAGAGATAAAAGAGCAGATTAAACTAATCCAATCTTTATTAGGCCAAGCATATGAAGAAATCAACAAGTTATCTAATATGGGTATTACATTAGTGATAGAACATGATCAACAATCAGAAGATTGAATGTCGTATATGCGGTAGAGATGTTAGATTCATAGGCGGTTTTGGGTATAGTAGAACAGGTGCAAAGCCATTATGTAATGATTGTATAGGAAGTCCTGAACATGAAAGGGAATTAAATGAATATAAGAAAAACCAACAGAGAGATAACTAAAAAACTAGGAACAATTGAAAACGCTCTCAAAAGGAAATTAAACGCTTTCTATAACAATAATATCAAAGGTTCCATAGCACCAATCGAATCATTACAACTAAAATACAACACAACAATCAGAAACATAATTAGGAAAACCGTTCAAGACGGATATCAGGCAGGCAGCAACCTAGTCACAGACCAAATATCAAATATCAATTCAGATTTTGTACCATTTATATCAGTTACAGATGTTCAAAATATTCAATTGGTTACAGACAAAGTTAGCAATCAATTCTGGAAAACATCGGGTAGATTGCATAGAAGAGAAACCGAATTCATAGCAAAACCAGAAGGATTAGATTTAAAGCCACAGTTTGATACTACAGCAGCAATGATTGGATTATCAGCATTTGCAACATTTTCAGCATTTAATAACGCCGTTATATCAAAGATGCAAATACTCAATAACCCATTTGAATTAGGTATTGGATTCGGTAGTCTTCAAACAGTAGGAGAAGGTGAATTATCTGTACAAATAACTGACTTATCAACAATGACTGGTAGAGTTATGTTTCTCACTCAAGAAGATGCAGTAGTGGATCCTGAAATATGCGCACCTTTGAACAGAACGGTTTATGACCCATCTATTGATCTAGATATACCTGAACCACCACTGCACAACCATTGCAGATGTAGATTAGTACCATTCATAAATGAATCCAACGATATAGGTCCACTTTAGTACCTCACTATTTAATAATGAGTTTTTTTATAGTAAGATTATGAATTTGGAACAACGAAACAACCTGAGAAAATTATTATTAGATGTCATTGCATATGCACAAGTGAACAAACATATAAATAGATTAGAAGTCGAGGCTCTGATTCAATATATATCAGATCAAGAAGCATATAGAATAGTTCAAGAAAAATACAATCAATTGGATAATCGGAAATGAGATACCAATGTAAGAAAGGATCGTTCATTGATAAATTTAGATTTACAACTGGTGAGAATTTGGATTATAAATATGAGGTTGCTAAAGAAGTTGATTTTGAAATAATCTTAAAGAAAAAAGAAGAAAGTAAATGAAATCTTGGAGATTTTCTACAAAAGGCATTTCCATAGAATTACTAAAACCAGAAAATGATGAATACTGGTTTGATATCAGGAGTGGGCGAATGGGTGGTAATTTTTCGATTCCAAAAGATGAATTAAAGAAACTTGAAGTATTTATAAAAACAATATTAGAGGATAAAAAGTAAATGACCATAGTTCCTAAACTGTTACAACAATCCAATCTATCATTAATGGATAGCACTATACAAATAATAGAAGTCGAGCATCCAGATTATAACAGTGAAACAAAATGCAACAATTGTAAAAGAACTGGATATTGGAATAAAGGTGTAATTAATAGGAAGACCAAGAGGCTAGCATTACTTGAAGAACCTTATAGGCCTGACGCAGGAATCTCACCTAAACGACATCTATGTATGAAAGATGGCGTAGACAAATGGATTAACAAGTATGAGAAAATAAATATGCGTTTATATGACTATAAGCAACAACATTTTATGTGTATTGAATGTGCTAGAGAATTCAATAAAGAGATTTATCCTTTATGTCCAAGTTGCTGGAAAATGGAATGTCGACAATGTCATGCTAGAGTACCCTGGCGAGCAAATAAAGAATCATATTGCGTTGATTGTGGCTATGAAAAGAGAGATGCAGTTCATGTCTGGCGCTCTATGTATAGACTTTATGGTAAGCCTAAGGAAGTGGAATTATGATTTGTGAGTTATGCGGTAAGTTAGCAGAACACGATAGTAATATTTGTATCAAATGTTGGAATGAAATAGTAATTAATGAAGAGGATAAAAAGTAAATGCTAGTGAAAATAGTATGTTCAGAATGTGAGAAAGGCAATCATAAACAATGCCATGATATTAGAATCGATCAGTTTAAACATCAGAAATTTTTTAGCACAAAAATAGATTGTCCTTGTAGAGTAAAGAATCATGAAGGTTTTGGTCTTTTAAAAATAGAAGAGGATGAAAAGTAAATGACAGTAGTCTGTCCTAATTGTAAAAAAGAAACTGTAATAATAGAATATCCTAGCGAACATTTCTGTTCATTATGTATGTATCAATTTTGGAGAAAAAGTAAATGAGATTCTTTTGTTGCTGTCAGTGTAACTGTCCACCAACATGTCCATGCCAATGTCCTTGTGATTGCAGTCGTTGTATAATAATTGTAAAAGGTGATAATAGAACCTATGAATATGACTAGCGCAACATAGATAATTTAAAACCACAAAAAGGGCAATATTTGAAGTGAAAGACATCTTGCGCTTCTCTAACAGTCCAGGGCTCTTCATTACCACTATCAGCCAGTTCTTCTAGTAGTTCATCACAACAATAGAAAGTCATACTTGAATTCCACCCTCATTGTCACTATCATCCCTATAAAATCTATCAAACATTCTATCCTGTCTTTTCACAGTAAACCATATCGTAGTCATAGTAGCCAACATTATAGCAATACCAGTTAAGACATATAGCCAATCCATTATTTTTATTTCACCGAATACAGACTTCCCCAAATCATTACTGCTAATCCTGCCAAGAATATTGTTGCTGGAACCCATATTATTTCATACATTATTTACGCTTACGCCTCATATTCTTATACTCTTTCCCCATGAGAATCATTCCCAACTTCTTCCAGAAATCCTCCCCATGTTCTAATCTAGGAAATCTAACATGCAACATTTCATGCGCTATTGTATCTTCCAATTCTGCAATAGATTTATGATACTCTAAATTAATAATCATCAAATGCGGCTTTTTAGAACCAGAGATACATGTAACAGCAGCATATTTTTTATACGCTCGTACTGCCCTATTCTTCAAGGCTTCTTTTGGTATATTATCAAGGTTAAAGAATACATAGGGCGCTTTATTTATTCCAAGTTGCTTGTTATACTTGGCAACTGTCTCGTCGATCCACTCAACAACAGCAGGTAATTGCTTCAATAATCCTTTTATTATCTTGAATATACTAGACAAGTAATTGAATTGTACTTGTGGTCATAGAGAAGAATCACATTGGATTGTATGCGATGGCGACAGGCCCTGTTTAGTAGACCTTTATAATGATGATGTTTGTTTATGTACCAACTTTTCCACCGCTAATACTTCCCTAGTTGGTAATTCATGATTATAAAAATACGTCAACTGAGCGAAATTTCATAATAGAAGATAAAGATAAAATGTTATTCACTTTAATGAAAGTAATAGTGGATGCTGACTTTCCACCCTTAGATGATATTCGCTGTATTGCAATGATGGCCGAACTACATAGAAGAAAAAGAAAATATGCATATAAAGAACTCAAAGACGGCACCATCTATATCCATTTCCCACGAATTAATCCCATAGAGTTTATCTGTCAGTGTTTATATAATTTAGGGATGAAGCGATTACGAAAATGATTAAAATAGATTCCAAAACATTCTACAAGGACAACTACATGATATACAATTCAAACAGAAAATCATGGGTTTGTGATTGTGAAGGTTTTAGATATACTGGTGATTGTAAACATATTGAAGAGGCTAAAACACTATGAATTGTTACAGATGTGGTGCAGAATTAAAAAGTATTGCCTGTAAATCTAAATGTCTTAATTGTGGTTATAGTTTGGATTGTTCTGATTTTTAATAGTTCCCACAAATAAACAAAATTAATTGTTTATGTGTTCTTACGGGGAGATAGCAAACAAGTCTTATCTAATTTTGCAGACAACACTTTTGATCTAATAGTCACTGATCCGCCTTATGGAATATCATTCATGGGTAAGGATTGGGATAAAGCACTACCTGATCTTGAAGTTTGGAAGCAATGTTTCCGAGTATTAAAGGAAGGTAAGTTAGCATTTATCATGTGTTCACCAAGACAGGACGTATTAAGCAGAATGATTATAAACCTAGAAACAGCAGGATTTAGAACCAATTACACTTCTATCTATTGGACTTATGCCAGTGGATTTCCTAAAGCGGCTAATGTTAGTAAGTTAATAGATAAACGAAATGGTAGAGAGGAAGATAAACGCAAAGAATTAGCGAAATTTCTTAAAAACAAAATAAGAGAATCAGGTTATACAATCACTCAATTACGCAATCATTTAAATCATAAGTTAAAAGGTGGCGGTTTAATTCCTCATTGGATTACAGAAGACTCACAACCAACAGTTCCAACAATGAAAGACTGGAATGGATTAAAAGAGATTATAGATTTAGGGATGGAGTGGGATTGGTTTATAGAAAGAACAGAAGCAGAGAGAGAAATTATAGGTAAAGATAAACGCTCATTTAATTATGCTAGTTTTGATTTTGGTAGAGAATGGAACATCACAAAACCAGCAACAGATGAAGCAAAAAAGATGGAAGGTGCATATGTAGGATTTCAACCAAAACCAGCAGTTGAAGTTATCCTAGTCGTTAGCAAAGGTAAAACATTAACATGGTTAGATGATTGTCGTATTCCTTATCATAGTGAACAAGATAAAGGCGATGTTGAGAGATTCGATAAATCGGGTAACTTGTCAACTTATAGGAAATGGTCACAAGATCATGGTTATGATATATTAAAGAAAATTCCATTTAAACCAGAAGTAAATCAAAAAGGCAGATTTCCAGCCAATCTATTAGTTAGTGATGATGTATTAAATGATGGTTCAATTAAAAAGAGTGGTTTTAGAACTCAGATATCACAAGAAGCAATGGATAATACAGCAGAAGGCTATCATAGAAAGAATTCATCTATGTATGTAAACAAAGAACGCATAATACAATATAATGATTCAGGTTCATATTCTCGTTATTTCTCACTTGATGCTTGGAGTAAAACATTTCCTTTTATAATTACACCTAAAGCCTCAAAGAGTGAGAGAAATAAAGGATGTGAAGATTTAGAAGGAAAAATGTTAATGGGCTTGAATGCATCTCCTGTTGAATCTACTGGCAATCCAAGATTGCCAGTATTAGTAAAAAACCACCACCCAACAGTTAAACCCCTAAAACTATTTTCCTATCTAATAACAATGGGTAGTAGGGAAGGCGATCTAGTTCTAGATCCATTTATAGGATCAGGCACAACTTATCTAGCATCTGTAAACTTGCATAGAGAATGTATTGGTATAGAACTTAATCCAGAATATCTTGAAATAGCAAGGGCAAGAGTTAAACCGTTATTACAACAAACTAAACTAGAAGGGTAAATGTTCTTCTAACTTCTCAGATAACAAAAATCTAGTCCAGCAATTCTTCCAATCCATATACATAGTTTCTAACATCTGACAGTATAGTAAGAATGATTGGATAAACTCTTTATTATACAATATTAATAGTTCCCATTTTATTAAATAACAGAATTAATATATTGCAAATACTAGAGCCACCTCAAACAGAATCATATACTAATGAAAAAGGACATTACATAAAGACGTTCCTAATTTCAACTAAAGCAAATGAAGCAGGTTGGAAGGTAAATAGGGCAACAATTCAAGATAAGATAAACTCATTTATTGGAAAGCCATTTGTTATTATTCCAGAACACTTATCAAGCCAGAGACAAAAAGGACATATATTCGCTAATTCAAAAGAAGGCCTATTAGAAGAATACAAAAAACACACTCATGGAATTATAGAATCTATTTCTGAACCTTTCTCTTATAATGATGGAACAGACGATGTGTTTTATACTGCTAATATAAAACTCAATGATAGTAAAGCAGCATCAGCACTATTAGACAGTGGTGCTAAAACATGGGTTCCATTTGCTGTTTCACCTCATATATGGCATAGTGCGGGACCAGAAAATGATATTACTGATTGGGAAGGCATCTCACTCTCATTAGTACCAAAAGGCGCATATGGTCAAGAAGCAGTTATTAACAAATATTGTAAGGGGGACAAACCTTCATGCGATAGATCATTAGCGGCAGCAATATGTGATAAAGAGGATTCAAGTCTAGCCGCATCAATTACTTCCTTAGTTAGTCAAAGTGAAACTAAAGACATAATGAGCGCACAAGTTCAACAAATTCCGCAAGTTACAGCAGGAGAACAAACAAAACAAGCAGTTCAAGAAGAACAAAAGAAAGATGTTGTCACACTAACACCAGAGCAATATGAAGCACTCTTAAAAGATAAGAAAGATAAGAAAAATTTAGAAGAACAAATTAAATCAGTCCTCAGTGAAAATAAAACTAACAAATTAAACAATATATTCAAATCAGTAAAGGATGAGCAAACCAAAAAAACATTATTCGACAAGTACTTTGCAGATGAATATAATGTAAATCATTTGAATGATTTTTACAGCGATGTAGTGTCTAACGTATTCCCAAGTTTAGTAGAAGAAGCAAAAGCAGAAGCAGCAAAAGAACTAGAGAAAAAAACTATTGAAGAGAATAAAGGCAAGAGTAAAGCAGCAAGTTTACCAAAAGAACAAAAAGTTGATGAAAGCAAGGCAGCGTCTATAGTTCCTAAAAGTGTTAATGAGATAATAAGATTTGACAGATTAATGAGGAACATTTAGAAATGGCAACAGCAGCAGCCGATTTATTTGGAGTAGTAGCATACCCAAGCATTTTCGATTTAGATAGAGCATTAGAAGAAGGTAGCAAAGTTACGACAAGCACTTTAGCAACTGGCCGAGTTGTAGTATTACCAACAGGAACAGGCACATGGGCAACTGGAACTTCAGGAAGTTCTGGACGTGCAGGTGTTATTCCGAAACTTTATTGGGGTAAGAATGTCAATTCAGCCGCATCAGATTCTAAGGTAGTCGTATTAACAGGAGAGGGAGCCGAAGTTTATGTTGAAGCAAGCGGTACTATCCGAAAAGGCGACAGAGTAGCATTTGATGATGGAGGCAAAGTTAAAGCATACACATCAGGTGTAGTTGTAGGTCACTATGTAGGACACTATGGCGAAGCATCTGGAGCAGGAGAAACAGTAACTGATGCAATAGTAGGCGAAGCAATCCGTATCAGATTAGGAGGGAACTAATAGTCATGAATATAGTAAAGCAATATAAGAATCCAATAATCCTCAACCCAGTTGATAAAATCATTTATCAGCATGATTTGAGCCCATTAGATGAATCTTATGAATATAGAAATCCAATTGTAAATACAGCACAGTATTCAATGGCCGCATCTGCAAAATCAGATGATCCACTGAAACTAACTGAAGTGTTTTACAACAACGGAACAGAAGAAACCAATTTCGCAGATATGGCAAACACTATGTATTCAGGTCTTAATAAGGCAAGAGAAAGTGGTGACAAATCACTAGCAGCCGCTATCATTACTAGCAAAGAATATTCAATTATAAATGATACAACGACACTATTAGGAACAAGAGAAGAGCCAGCAAGAAACGGAATACTCACACAAATATTCCAGGACGTAAACACACCAGAACTAACAGGAAAATACAGAACATTCGCTGACGACCTAGTTTACTTTACCAATCTACCAGAATCCAAGAGTCCAGAACCCACATTTGGAAGTGCAAGCGAAGTAACTGTTGAAGTACCAAAAATGGGAGGAGCAGTAGCCATAACAGACAGGGCAAGACAAGTTATTGCAGGAATAGATGCTGAATATAGACGACTTATACAAAGATTACAAGGTAAGAGACAAAAGGCAGAAAGCACAGTTGTAAGAAATGCAATTGAAGCCATTGCGTCAACTAATAATCAATCAGGTGTAGATTTTGGTGCAACAACTGGAACTCCAGCAGTAGCAACATATAATCCATCACTCTTATTGTGGCCAACTATACAGAACTTCTTTGATGGCAAGAATAGGACCTTTGACACATTCGTAAGCAAAGCACTACCATTCTATGAGTATGTAGGTAACTACAACACTAGAGGAACGGTAATAACACCACCTCAAACAGTGCCAGGAAACATCAATGAATCTATCCGAAGCGCACCAGGACTTGAAGGCGTTAGATGGTTCGTTGACAACAGCATGTCCACGCTAACAGAAGGATATGCAATCGATAGTTCAATGGCAGGAAAGAACTTTAGAGGTCCAACCATAGCATATACTGTAACTGATCCAGATACTGAGACAGAAAAGTATGTGACCAAGAGCCACTTTGAATGTATCATAACAGATACGACAGCAATAGCCAGAGTAACTGGAATACAGGCTTGAGCCCAGGCAGACTTATTTAGCCTAAACTTTTTATTATTTTTAAGTAAATTGTTCAAGAAGAATAAAAAGAAGATTTTAAAATCAGAACCTAAACAAAAGAAAAGCACTTTTTCAAAATTAGCAGATGGAGAAGTAGAAGCACTGAAAAACATAAAATCAGGAAAGACCGAAATGGAAAAACAATCTGCTGACAAGTTCTTGAAAGAATTGAAAGAACTAGAGAATGTAAAGAAGGTTGAACAAGAACAACCAGTTAGTGACAACTGTAAATGTTGTGAAGCAGGCTGCACTTGTTGCGATCATCAATCTGGTACAGTAGGTCATAGATGTGTTTGTAGGTGTCACGCTTAATGACTATTCCAATTTTTCCATTCTAAATGTCAGGCAATCCAGACTGCGATAAATGTAGCCATCATACTGAATATGATGGTATTTGTTTATGTACCTGTCATGATTAATTAGTTCCCTAAATTTCTAAACTTAAACCTCTTTAATAATGACCAAACAAGGTTTAAGCAACCAGGCTAGCGTATATTATCCTCCACACACAAATGATTTATTAGAGGAATTTGAACGCACACATCCGACATACAAATTATTCAAAGAAAAAGGATTAGATAAAGACAGAGTAGAAAAAGATGTTAATGGCAATGATGTAAGCACAGTAAATAAAATTCTAGATGATGGACTCTTTAGAAGACTAAGAAGAGGCTTCCTAGTACAAATCGACCTATCAAAAGGTCCAATTGAGAGAAAGGTTATCAAACTAGAACGCAGGCGTGACCTAGATCCAAACACAAGAAAGATGCAGGAGTATCTAGTTACTCATGTAGAATGGATTGGAAAAGATTTTCTTGGAAATGAAATAGTATCAACTGAAGTATTAGAAGGAATGTGCAATAAACCAATAACACAAACAACTCTAGTTAAAGGAAGAAGAGTCACAGCATATCAGAATTGGGAGCCAGTTTATGATATTCCCTTTTCAAAAGAAGCAGTAAATGAAGCACTAGAGAATCAAACAAACCCAGCAGAATTAGTAAAATATATGGTTAGAACATCCAGATCCAATAGAGATGATACCTATTCACTAGAACAGTTTAGGGACTCAACATTTGAAGAATGTCAGGAAATAAGTAAACAGGGTAAAGGACAGAACCGTTGAAATGCGGTTTTTCAATCAAACATTTTAAAGAATGTATAGAACTTGCAAAAGATGAAGGTTATTCAATAGTTCCCCCTATTGGTCTAACAGAAGAACAAAAGAAGGTTATAGTATTAAGACATGATATTGACTGGTCCATAGAGAACGCCTATGAGTTTGCCAATATAGAATATGATTTAGGAATATGTTCGGCATATTATGTTTATATGCACTCACCTACTTATAGTGCTCTATCACCCAAGAGTATAGAAATGATAAAACAAATTTACAATATGGGCCATGAAATAGGGCTTCATTATGATTCTAGATATAGCATGAGTTATGAAACTGATTTACTAAGTAGGATCCACAACAAGGCAATATTTTCATGCAGTAGACATTATCCAGGATTTACCAGTAAAGAAACATATCAAGGGATATTAGATGTTGCAGATTTAGATTTAAAATATATTTCTGATTCTGGCCGCAATTGGAGAGAAGGTTGTTTGTGCCAGCATATAGGTAAACATAAAAAGATGCAAGTACTAATACATCCTGAATGGTGGGTGACAGATTCGACAAGTAGAATAGACGGAGTAAATAAATTGTTTACATCATTGCAGGATGGAATGGCCCGTGAATTGCAGACAATAAAACAGGATTTAGTTACCTACTGTAAGGAATTAGGGATCTCCTATTAATCCGCTTTTATTCCTTCCGTCACCGAGGGATATTTTGGATGTAAAAGAATCAGTAGATAAACTAAAGATAGACAAATTATGGATAAAATATTATGGACAGGAAGAAGCATATAAAACAGCAAGACAATACTTTCTAGAACATAAAGAATATACTCATCTGATAATACATCCAGATGATCTATTAGTTACACCATTGAATTTAGAATATCTTTTGATTGATAGAGATATAGTGATAAATGGTTGGTGCATCAATACAATTAGAGAAGACTGGAAACAATTAAACGAATCTAATATATCTGATTATTTACCTTATGAAAAACCAAGAGAAGCCACTTACGAATCATTTCGATTTATGCCAGTTGAACGCATTAACGATTTACTCAGAATTGGAATATCAAAGATAAAGGTAAAGTTTGCAGGATTTGCTTTAACTTCAATTCCAAGAAATGTAGTTGAACAAGTTCCCTTTATAGCAGATGGTGATTGTTGCATGGATTCAACATTTGCATTAGATTTAGATGCACATGGAATAGAGCAATATGTTAATCTACGAGTGAGAACAAAACACTTAAGGCGTAGTCCAGAAGAGATACAAACAGGTAAAAGAGAAAAGAGGATTATATTTAGTCAGATGGTAGAATGGAAATGAGAAAGATTGACATAGAAGGTTTTCAAATGTATGTTAGAGATAAAGAAGCCAATGGTTTACATCAAGGATTCTGCGAACCAGAAGAAACCAAATTCATAAAAAACATAGTATTACCTGATTGGATATGTATTGACATTGGCGCTAATATTGGCTACTTTACTATACTCATGGCAAGAAAATGTAAGCATGTTTACTCATTTGAACCTGAACCAAACAATTTTAAATTATTAGTATCTAATATTGGATTGAATCAACTTCTTAATGTAAATTGGATTGAAGTAGCAATTTCAGATAACAGAGAAAGAACAAAATTATATTTATGTGATACAGATCATGGAATGCATAGGTTATACAAATCAAAATGGTGCAATGGTGGAAGTATAAAGGTTTTAACAAGGGATTTAGATAGTTTCACATTACCAAGAATAAATCTAATTAAAATGGATATTGAAGGCGCAGAATATGGAGCATTATTAGGAATGGTTGAACTACTCAAAAGAGACAAACCACTAATCATAATGGAATTCCACCCATTATCAATAATAGAATACGGAGTAGATCCAAGAAAGGTTTATGACTTTATCAAGAAACTAGGATATACAATTAGATTAATTCCCAATATAACACAGCCACTAACCTATGAAGAATTGTATGTATTAACAAGTGATCCATCGGGAGGACGCAACATACTATGCCAATGAAAAAAGCACCACAAGGAATGACACGTTTCAGTTCAATAGGACAGGAAAAAGTGGATATTGGAATTCAAAGTACAATAGGTCCATTTTCTACAATAGGATTTGCAGGATTTGGATTTGAAAAGAATAAGGAAGGTACAGATTTTAGATATCCATTAAAAAGAAAGGCGCATGATTTTAAAGTAAAAATAGGAAATAATGTATCAATAGGTCAAGGCTGCAATGTAGATAGAGGCTCATGGCGTGACACCATAATAGACAATGGTACAGTCATAGATTCACTAGTACATATTGCTCATAATACCCAGATAGGTAGACATTGTGTTATTTGCGCTGGAACTATAATCGGTGGTTCCTGTGATATTGGCAATAAAGTATTCATTGGTCTTAATGTTACGATAAAGGACCATATCAAAATAGGCAATAATGCAACAATTGGAAGTGGTGCCAATATCGTTCATGATGTTCCCAATGGCGTTACAGTAGTATCAGATAACAAGGCTCGAATACTGGAATGATTGACGGTATTGGCAAAGTAGCATTAGGCTATTCTTATTTTAATTGCGTTGAAGAGATAGAAAGAGGATTAGATCCAATATACAAACAATTCGATAAAATATACTGTATAGATGGTAGATACATAAACTTTGAAGATAAACTTGGCAGGGATTATTCAGAAGATGGTTCGACTGAACTTTTACACAAGTATCCGAACACAGTATTTGATAAAGTTAAACCATCATTTCAAACCGATAAAAGGCAGCGATATCTAGATTTAGCAGGAGAGGATAAGATGGATTATCTTGTTGTGTGGGATTCAGATGATATAATTTATCCAGATCCAAAATATCAGAACTGGAAGAAGTTCTGGAAACAACTCAAAATGTATTCTGAAAGATTCCCTGATTACAGACTATTCAAAATGAAATGCTGGATTCCAAGTGTAAAAGAATGGAGACGAGCCTATAACGTAGTAGATGAAAACGTCTGGAACCCCTACATTAGAATTCATAAAGATCCTGGCAACATGCGTTATTGTATGTATTGCCATTACTGGTGGTGCCCAAAAGATGCGACTGATGAAGATATTATCCTACAAAAGAAGGGAATGTATATTGCTGATCAAACTATTGACGGAGTTAGATTCACTACTAATTCTGCTCTAAGAGGAGAAGCCAAACTATTCATCAGAGATAGATGGGCTTGGAACAATGATTGTGAAGAGAAAAGGCGCTCTTATGTTAAATCAATGTCTCTAAAATACTGGGATGATAAAGATAAACCAGAGTGGATGAATACAGAGTTAGATGGATACTGGCGTTATGATGATGTAGGCAGACCAACAACTCTGATATGCTATGAGGATGGAACAATGCCTAAGAAAACAGTTTATTATAATAAACCTAGTTCCAGTGGAAAATAAGGTACTAAAGGTTCCTAATCCCTATATACTTGGGTGCTGTAGTTATAGTGTCGAAAAAGCAAAAACAGAAGATACAGAACTGGGTTGCAGATCGGTAAAACGGCCATCAAACAAGGCAAATGGTTGCAGTGTCACCGACATTAGGCAAACGGGGAAACTTGGGTTTTGAGAGTTTCGGCAAAATCTTATGGCAGATCCGAGCCACAGAATACCTCTGTCTAAATGACGGTTGTTGGGAAGGCATTCCCATAGGCGCAGGTTCCAAGACCTCGGACTTATATTAATTACTAATTACTTCCTTATTCTAAACAAACAATAATTTACTTAATGACTCATATTTCAGATACTACGGAATGCCGCAGATTAGCAAGAAACGTAGTTACAGCAGATTTTAATGATACTCAAATTCAATCCTTCCAAGACAAGGAGTATTCTCTTATTGCAACATTAACAGATAAAGATGATTGGGATTCTGATGATAGAGAATATGGTGCTTTACAATTAATTGAAACTAGATTAGTAGCAGCCGATATCATACAGCATTATGGAGACGTGGAAACTATCCCAATCTGGCAAGCAATGAAACAAGATGCAATGGATATGCTGGTAGGTGAAGGTGGCATAATTGAAAACATGGATACTGAAACATCAGAGACAGACTTTCTAATTGAAAGAACAGATTTCAAAGGATGGGGTAAAAATACAGCAAATGAACCACCAAATAGACTAGGCCCAAGTGCAACGGATACTGAATCATTCTAATGTCTACTTGGGGTGTTCCCGAACTAAATGGCGCAGACTTCAACTATGATTTTGAAGATACCATTATAAATTATATTTATAGTAAGTGGACTGAAACAGATCCAGCAAGAGGTTCACAGATGCAAACAGACTACGAGAGTGAACCTGATACCATATCATTTAAGCCAGGATTTCCAGATTATTTCAGGCCTTATGAATGCGCTATTGTGCAGACAAGAACAGAACCGCTAGAGAAAATAAATGGTAAATGGACCTTTTCAACTGGATTAGATATCATGCTTCGTATGAAAAGAATAGAACGAGATGCAATTGATGTAGATCCACAACTAGAAAACATGGAGCAAGAAATACAGCGAATAGTAGAAGATTATGTTCCCAATGAAATACAGGGAATAATGGATCTAATTTATGATGATAATGTTTCTGCCGAGAGGGTGTATAACGCTAGAGATACATGGGCTAAAGCAGACTGGCGCTCAATAGTACATATCAAAGTGTTCTATGAAAAAGAAGATTCATCTTAGTCTATTATCATCATATTTTCAGCAATAGGTACAAGCCTCTTCATCATGATTGCAGGTATAACTATCCTTTTGTACAAAATCATAAGTCTTGAAAAACTTACATTTCATTGAATCCAATTCCCACAATTATTGCATAGTATATTAGGAGTGTAACCTTCCCCATCATCATAAGATTTTAAATCATCTGAACCACATTCAGGACAAATCATTTACTTATCCTTTTTTCCATGCATTTCCCTGACATGAATCTCTATATCCTGCACACTTAGATTATTAATTTCACAATAAGGACACTTCATTTACTTTTATCCTCTTTTTCAAGTAAAATTCGTAATCTTTTTCTAATTCATCCAAATCCTCTTTTGTTGATTTAGATTGTGCATACTTCAGAAATGCTTTCCAATCATCATAGTCTAATATCATACTTCCTAAGTATATTTGCTAACTTAAAAGTTTTATATTGTCATTAGAAGGTGGGCGCTTCATATGTTATATGCACGAATACGAAACCTATGATGTTAAAAAATGGGACAAACACTGCTTTGAGAAAAACCATACATTAAGTGTAAATCAACAATGTAAGAAATGTGGTGAATGGAATGCAATACCAGATTATCCTATTCCTGAGCGATTTGTAGAAAGAAGCCATTCCAATAAAGAAGAAGATAAAGATGTTATAGTTCTAAAATGTCCTAAATGCGGATAAAGTTTTAATGAGATTTAATACTTCGGGCGGTTTCGTTACAGCAATAGTTAATAAAAAGGATGGGGAAAGTTCCTATTCAAGTCATTTTCAAAAGAATCTTTTAACCAACAATGGGCGAGATTTATTTCATCAACAGTGTTATACTAATACATCTAACGGTACTCGTGGCGCTGGATATGTTGCCTTGACTACAGATACAGCCGCAGCATCAGCATCAGATACTTCACTGGCTCAAGAACTAGCATCTAACGGTTTTAGTAGAGCAGATGCAACGACCAAAAGCCATACTAACGGTACTAATAGTAGCACAATAGAACATACGTTTACAAGTTCTGGAACGGTCTCAAATATCCATAAGAGCGGAACCTTTAACAATGCTTCTTCTACAACTTTATGTCACGAAGCAGTATTTGGAACAGATGCTTCTTTGATTTCTGGACATACTCTTAAAGTTA